ATTCGATTGACGTAATGTCTTGACATACACACAAATGAAAACGTAACGCGCACAACATAATTCGTCATGCGCGTTACGTGTTATTCAATTGTGTTGTGCGCGAACGTTATTCGTCGTCGTTGTGCGCGTCGCGTATGCGCATCAACATGTCGATCACGTCGTCGCGCGTGTCGACAAATTCGTCGATCATTTCGTCGCGTCGTTCACGATGCGCGCACGACGTTCACGACGACATTTCGCGCGTGCGATTTTCGATTTGTCGTGTGCGTTCGACGCGTAACACGCATCGTGATTTTCGTACACGCGTCGAACGTTGTCGTTGTTCGTGAACGCAATGATCATGTCGCGCAATTGCGCGTCGTTGATCACGTGCGCATCAACGCGTCGTTGCGTCAATTGCGCGTCAACGTGTGCGATCAACGCATCGTCAATCGTTGATGCGTCAACGCGCATGATGTACGCGACACGCGACGCGATTGCGTTTGCGCGTGCGTCACGCGTTGCGACGACGTTCGATTTGCGCGTCGTGCGCGTGCGTGTCGTGCGTGCGTTTGTCGATTTTGCGTTTGTCATTTCGTGTGTCATTTCATTTCGTGACGCGTCGCGCGTGTGTGCGCACGACGATGCAACGCGCGCGTCGTGTGTGTGTGCGTTGCATGACACGATCATATCATGATATGCACGCGCACAACGACATTCGCATGTGTGTGCTACGTCACATGTGCCCCACGTCACAATGCGCCCCCGATGTGCCCCACGTCACATTCCATCCGCGCGTGTGACCCACATCACAGCCCTGTGACCCACGTCACACCCGCCCGCGCGCGCCCCTTTTTCGACCCCCCGAATCCGCGCCCCTCCGTTAAATGGCCTGTGGTGAGAAGCTCGCGTCCTCACTCTGGCCGTTTTCCGCCGCCGCCGCGCAGCTCCCCCCGCCGCTCCGCTCGCCGCTGTGTGGCCACCGCCCGCCGTCTGAAAACCTCCCGCCGCGGAGCCCCGACCTTGCCGCCGCTGGCCGAGGGCCGCATGTGATCCACGTCACACGTCTGGCTCCGTTCGCGTTCAACCGCCCGCGCGGCTTGCGTGTGGTTCGTTGCGCACGAAAAAACGGGCTTGCGCCCGCCTTTCCGTTTCCGCGTGTTAGTTGTACCCTCCGACGAACGTGCCTTGTTCGAAGGCTCCGTCGTCGTACAAATCGCATCGGCCGTACGTCGAACACACGACGCGCGGAGCCGACACGACGGAATCATCCACGATGAGGAACGAACGATCCTCGTATGTCAACCACGTGTTCCCGTCGTTCATCCACAAACAACGGCCACCGTGCGCGGGTATCACGTCGGAGCCGTCTTCCATCATGCACGTCGGGATGTCGTCGATCTCGTCCGCGATTTGCGAGAGCTTGATTGTCATCTCTCGTTCGTAGGCATCGTCGTCGGGCTGTGCGTACGCGTGCGATGCGAACGACAATGACGCGGCCACCGCGCACGTTGCGATTACAAGAGCCTTCATGTGTGTTTCCTTCCGTGTGCGCGTGATCTCTGTGTGTGTTTCGCGCATGTATTTATTATATCGTACGCAGCCGCACATGTCACGCACCACTTTAAGCCGCTCCCGCTGAACGCCGCACACAAGCCACCCCAGGCCTTGCCGCAGGGGCTCCGCACAGGGCTGCCGCGCAGGGCTCCCGCACGTGTTGGTGTTGTTGGATCGGCCCATGGTGTGGTGAGTCCGTCTGGGGTTTGGCCCGTGGTGTGGTGACCGCTCCTGGGTCTGGTGCGGTGAGCCGCCGCGGAGCCGCCCAACCTAACCCACACGCACGGAGCTACCCGCGCGGTGGTGTGTGGTGTCAGGCTGTCTGCAGGCGTGCGATGATTTTGTTGACGATGGCTTCGATCAAGTCGATGGCGTCGGTCTCTCCGTCGAATGTGTAGGTCTGCCCCGATATGTTGTCATCGAACAGGCTGTCGAAATACAACGGGCGTATGTCGGCACACAGCTTCAGCACGTCGATGTCAAGCTCCCGCAGGTTCTTCAACGTGGCTTGTGCCACATCAACGTTCGTGGAGAATTCACGATACCCGACGCTCTCCGGATCCTTGATATCCTCGTCGTCGCAATAACACGCGTACAGCTCTTCTGCGAAATCAAGGAAGAGCACGGCTTCAATGTCATTGCAGAATTCGTCGATCCCGTCATTCGACAGGTACTGCCCGCCATACAAATGTGAGAGGCCGATCAGGTCTCGTACGTTGCGGTAGGCGAACTCATGCAACAGGACCTCCCCGTATTTGTTATGTGCGGCTCGCTGGAAGTTTATATCCAACATGCGCAGCAGCTCAGTCGTTTGAGGCGTCGGGTGGAACGAACCCTTTTCGCGGAATTGGTTCAGGAGCATATTCGTATTCCTTTCGTTCGTGTGCGTACACGTCATTATATGTCACGCGGCTCAGAATGCGCAACAACCTCTTTCGGATGTCAGGCTGCCCGCGGATCGAAAATGTCAGGCTCCCCGCGGGTCATTCAAATGCCTTCAATGCGGCAATGATTTTCAGGCCATGCTCGGGGCATGATTCGTGGGCTGTATCCGCAACCTTCTGTGCGCCATGTTCAACGAATATGTTCCACACATCCTCTACAGAAGATGCCGCGGATAGTTGATCACAGATCGTTGGCTTCGCATTCGCATGTGGCGCAGTGGCTAAACACAATGCGATCAATGCAAGGGCTACCCGCATCATTCTCCATCCTTCAATTCGTACACGTCGACCACACCATTGATTTGGAGAGTTCGTTCGTCAATCGGAGACACGGCTTGTAGGCGGAATGAGTTTTCGGTTGTGTCGTCGTTGTCGATGAATTTGTAAGAGATGTTCGTGAACATCGGATCGAGGAGTTCGTTCATCAGGAACAAGAGCTCACCGACGGTATCGGCTTGCACGTGATGCACAGGATCCGGATCGGATTCCTCGGATTGCGCGTACGAATAAAAGTCGGCTGCGTATGTGTTCGTCATACACGTATTATATGTCAAGCGGCTCACAATATACAACCAGATGCCGCTACCACTTTCGGATGCGCACGTCGCGCGACACGTGCAACCAAGACGTGCGTCGGATCGTGTGTGTGCGTCCCTAGGCGACCAGTGACGTTTGCGTGTGTCATCGTGTCGTCGCATATGCATGGTCGCCTAGGGATGACGTCAACAATTGTGTGAGATCAATTGGATTGGCACGCCATTGTCGTGACAGCTGTACATGACATGGTCGATGGCTTGATTGTTCACGTGGAGCCGTACGTCGGCACGCACATCATCGGGCAACAAGAACTTCTCGATGTACAAATCAGGATCAACCTCAACCGTGAATTGAACTCTAATCCTCATCGCCATCACCCACGTACGTATCCCATTCATCAGGCGTGATGCCTGTCATGAGGAATTCTCGTTGTTCGGCAGGCACGTCGGGCATGATGTTCTGGATCAGCTTATGCCCACCCAGATATTCATTCCATTGTTCCTGTGTGCAGTTCACCTCCATCGTGTGCTCCACACCAGTCAGTTGGCTCGTACGCGTGAATTGCATTCCTTTACCTTCCTGATAATTTGTTTTCCTGCACATTCGACACACATGCCGAATCCCATACACATACACATGTGGAAGATCTCGTGTAACATCAGCTCACATCACATTCAAGGCGCGCCCGAATGCACGCACGTCGTCGGAGATTCGTTTGCGGGTATCTCCCTCGTCGGATTGTGTCGCGAGGATCAACAACACATGCAACGCGGCTGATTGTCGCCTGTTCCCACGTTTCATCGCGGCGGAGACTTTCCTCGACCATTGTATGAGCTGCGACAAATTGTCGTGTTCGAGGATTTCGAGAAGCTCAGCGATCATCGCGCGTAACGTATCGTCGAGGCGTTCGTTGGAACGGATCATCGTCGCACGATCATAACGACGGAAATCGTTGTCGGCTTGTTTCGGCATTTGTCATCCTTTCGTGTGTGTGCGTTCACGTCATTATATGTCATTCAGCTCCAGTGGATCAACCCGTGTTTCGGAGAGTGATGATTATCCCACACGCAACCAACGTGATCGAATAAACTCCAAATCCTAGAATCTCAATCATTCTCATCCACGAACCGATCCTCGATCAAACCTAATACGAGCAGGACAGTTTTGATGCGCACGCGGATCCAGAGGCTCAAGCGTATTCCTCATCCTCGTCGTAGTATTCCACGTCGCACTCTCCGTTTTCATGATCGCACAGAGCATGCGGATTCTTCGTCGTGTCGAACGCGTCCGGCTCATCGTACCATTGCCGTTCACACGGATCCTGTGGCGTGTGCCCACAACACGGGTAATCTTCACAGTAGCTCATGATCAGTAATCTCCTGCCAGTGAATCTTCGTATCCGTCCATGTCGGAGACGTCGTCATCGTAGTTCGATCGGTTGTCTCTCCAGTTGTCACGCAACCGTTGACCCGACGCGTTGTATTGCGCATCGCATTTGTGACAGCTCACATCGCCTTGTCCACGATAGCGGCGTACCTCTTCTCCGCATCGTTCACATTCCCAAAACGAATATCCTCCCTGTATGATGTATCCGTCCTCGTCGCGTACGTCATCAACGCGTTGGGTTCTTGGCATGTGCGTTCCTTTCGTGTGTGTGCGTTCGCGTCATTATATCGTAAACAGCTCAGATTGTTCAACCTCGTACGGAACTGGTTTAGGATTCACCTATCCACTCGAGGACCTGCGACATGACGTACGCGCCGGCTACTTCCTGATCACGTACGCCGTACGACAGTCCCTTTTCCGCGTGATACATGCGAGCTGCAAAGAATCCTTTGTCTTGGTCGAACTCACCCACGATCACACGCGCATCCCTCTCGTTGTACCACGTACGCGTGAACAACATGGAGCCGACGTGCGGCATGTCGGGAATCGTTGCATCACGGGCTGCGATGTGTTTCCACGACGTGGTACGCCGCATCTTGGTTGAGAGCATTTCGCGGTCGTTCATGATTTGTCGTCAATCTCCTGTCCCCACACACAGGTATCATGTGCGGTCTCATCTTGCTCGAGGCACGCCGCGCATTCGACGTCACCTTCCGAATACGGAATGGTGTCCTTGTTCCGCTTCGTGGTCAATATCGCGTTCCACCCGTGTACCTTGCAGTGGTAACTCTTTGCCTCATCAGGCAGTTTCTCTTCCAATCCTTCCATCATCGAGAAATACGGATTGTATTTCAACGGAACGTTTCCGTGATCGCGCGAGAACTGTGCGCACAACGGTTGGAGAATGGCGATCATGTTGATGGCGGCTAAGTGATCGCCTGTCACATGCGGTCTATCCCACACGACGGGAGCGGTGTGACAATTGGATAACAGTTCGGTCCACATCCTCGCATCATCGAGCAGCTCACACAACTCTCCGCATTGCGTACATCTCCGCGTCGTGTTCACGTCATCGCCTCTTCTCTGATGAATCTTGATTCCTCGTCGTAATCGTTCGGGACTTCTTGGAACAGAGCTGCCCATCGTTCGAGATCGGGATGTGCCCAACACGGCTCATCGTTCGCGCACGGACATTCGTCAACCTCATCGGGTTCGTAATATCCCATGATTAATATGCCTCCTGTTTCGTTCCCATCGGAGCGGACCACAATCCTTCGTTGACCTTCATCAACACGGATTCGCCTTGCCATGCGATACGGAGGAGATACGGATCACGACCCGTTGCCTCCTTGTATCGCGTCAACGTGTCGATCAGGTTCTCGAGCTGCTTGCCTTCGATGCGTACCATGTCCATGTCGTTATTCTCCTTCGAGGTCGGCGAACTGTTCGGGGGCGTTGGCTTCTTCGTACACGTCGCGCGGCATCGTTGCGAGGCACAGGATAGCAACGGGCACACCCACGTTCCACAATTCGTAACGTGCCTCGTCGTGCGAACCCCATTCCTTTTGTTCGATCAGGCGGAGTTCGTTGTACGCGATGTGATTACGCAAAGAGATCATTCCGCCGATGTGGTCGGAGGCATTGCGCGCATCGACGTAGATTGGATCGGGGTCAGATTCATCGGCGGCTGACATGTCATACAAGCTGAACTCCGTGATGATGGGATCCAGGTATTTCGTGCGTTCGGTTCGTGTGTTCGTCATAACGCGATTATATGTCATTAAGCTGAGTCACGTCATCCCAATGCCGCTACCACTTTAAGCCACCATTCAGGATCGCGCGCGCATCGCGCATATATATGATGTATGTGGCCGTATAGGCCGTGCTGGCCATCGTGTGCGCTGCTGATACCCGCATTTTGGAACCACATCGGCCTATGGTGAGAAGTACACGTCCTGGGTTTAGCCCATGGTGTACGGACGCGTCCTCACTTTCGCCGCTTCCCCCACCAGAATCCGAGCCAGACAACGAACACTCCCACACCTACACCGCAGTCGAATACTAAGAACAGTTCCAGAACGGAGTGTGCCAACATCTCATCACGTCATCACTTTCCTGAGTTGAATGGCGAGATGCCGACGCCACTGCTCCGGGTTGCGCGGCTTGAGCGCATCACAGGTACAACGTCCTGGATAGATCTGCCGCGTGTGCTGATGTGCCACCAACACGGCTTCAATGTCAGCAGTGAGCTTCTTAACCTTCGGCATGTCGACCATCGTACTTTTCACCTTTCTTCAGAATTCCCGGAGCATCCGAGAACTTCATCTTTTCCACGTGCGCCAACCACTTCTTCATTTCACGTTCAGCCACAACGTCGTTCGTCGTGAGAATCTCGTGACAGTTCTTGCACACAGACATGAGGTTCGACTTCCTGTCATCCACGTTATCGCGGTTGCGGAAACGTGCGTAGACATGATGTACCTCCTCCGCTTTAATCGTACAACACCACAACTTCGCCTGACACAAGTGTTTGTCACGGTTTAATACAGACGCCCGTATCCCGGACCATCGGCGTTGTGCAGCAGCATCCGACAGTCCGGGACGGGTCCAACTACGTCGCTGCTTTTTCGGCATTGTTTCGCTCGAGCTTGAACACACCACGATCCGTCAACCAGAGTTTGTTTTGCTTTCTCAGTTGATATAGTCTGTTGTACGCTGCCTTTCGGGGGAGCCCGGGGAATTGTTCAGCTATATCCGCAGCAGTCGCCCCCTCGCGTTCTTCAATGAAGAGTAGGATCGCGTCCGACGATACTCTATTCTTCGAGCGTTCTTTTTTTACCGGTGCCTTCTTCGCTTCTATTGCCTTCGGTGCCGGCTTGTTCTTGCGCGCGAGCATCGCGTCGATGTGCTTGTATGCGGCTAATTCTTCAGGGCTGCCCTCGAGGGTGCCGTCAACGTATTGCTTCAACTTCAATCACCTTATCTCTTGTTGTCCAGAAATTGCGGTCATACTTTGCCCCGTCTGGATGGTCGGGTGCAATCGTAAGCTGGAGACTGTCGCCGTATACTGCCTTGACCTTGTATACCTTCGACATTGGATTCACCTTGACGTAATCGCCAGTGTGTATCACTTCTTGCCTTTCGTCATGGTGCCCCAGATCACGTCTGAGTGCCGCATTGCAAAACCGATGTGTGCGCGTGCGTTGAGCGCGCCGTAGTACGTACGACCGAGCGTGATCGCCATATCGAAGGTGGTGCTGTCGTTCTCAATCATCTGAACGATAGTGGCTACGTCGTCATCGTTCCACACCACACCAGCATTGAATGCTCCTTTCTTCGTCTTGTCATTCAGGTACGCGGCGACGGACTTTCCGTACTTGCGTGCCTCTGCTTGTATCGACTTCGGCTTCGCCATGCTTTACTCTTCCTTTCATTCGCCTTATTTCTTCATTGACCGACGACCCACGCAGAATGGATAGTGCGAGCAACACGCCTCGCATTTCCCATTCGTTCTCGACGGACATGTCTCCGCCTTTGCGTTTGACGAATCGCTTGTCCGCTTCCTCGGCGATGATCTCACCTAACGAACGACCCGCGTACCCGCCCCACGAGTTGTCTTCCGTTTTCTGCGCCTTGCGTTGTTGCCGACGCAGGCGTTTGTCAATCGTCATCGTCCAAAGATTCCAGTTTCTTTTCTAGGAGTTGTCGCAACGTATCCGCATCGTCGATGTTGCCTTCGATTGGTACATCAGCGAGATGCGATTTGATCCAAACTTTCTTCAGTTTGTCAGGTACGAACACTCCCATGCAATCGAGACAATGAACTTCATCCGCATACCCTTCTGTTTTACATGGAATATCAATTGGCGGGTCCTCGATGAATTGCGTTAGCTGAACATTGTCGCTATCACATTCTGGACATTTCATTTGTAAGATCCATTCGTCGTGTGTAATGCGTGCGTTACAATCGTATCGTAATGGTTCTCACGAAAGGAAGCTGCAATGTCCGAAGAAATGACGCATTACCACGAAAATTGCTTTTGCCCAAGCTGCGTAGAATACCGCCGAACACACGGCGAACCCGATGCTGAACCATTCGTCAATCAAGAGACGACTGACGAGCCTCCGGTGGAAGAATCAGTACCTGAGTAGTGATAGTCACCACGTGATCAGCATTAGCGTTAACATGAGCCACCGCAAAATCCTCAGCATACGACGAATCTTCATCCCAATGTAAAGCTACTGATCCATCCTCCTGTTGACCCGAGCATTGCCCACATTCAGTTTTGAACCAGAGTTTAGCTTCTATTGTACCTCCGCCAGGAGGTGCTTTCTCGGTCATGGTAATTGTTCCCATCTATAGTGGCATACTTGACATTGACGTTCTATCGTGCTCGGCTTCTCTACTGCTGGATCGACTTCATGATATGAATCCCACGTATCTCCGAACGCGTGGATTTCAGTCGTCGTACCGTCACCGTTGTCCAACCGCTTGATCGGCCCATGGTGAACCACACGCAACAGGGGTCTGAGGAAAGCGTAACCCATGTACTCGCAACGCGGGCACTGTGTGAACGCCTCGAACGGACGAGGCGGAAAGTTCAGCGGCGGAACCGGATGGAAAGCCATGTGACTATGAATCCGGTAGTACCACCTGCCAAGATACTGACGATCACCGATGCCCAGAACGTGGTCATTTCTTCTTTTTCTTTGACTTAGCATTGCTGATCTTTGCCGCTGACGACTTGCTAAACCCCTTCTTCCTTAGGCCCTCGTACATCTTTGGTTTCTTGATAGAGCGATATTTCTTTCCAGGCATAACTATATCCTTTCTCCCATCCTCTGACTCTTCCGAACTCAAAGGTTCCGACTAATGTTGCGATCAATGCCAGACCTTGTAACCAGTCCACATCTCACTCACCGTTCGATATGATTCCCAATCGTTCTTCGTTCCTGGTCCGGAGCGTGTCCATGGTATGCACCATGACGTGCCCACACCAGGCGCAGAAATGCCAGTGCCACTGCACATACTTTCCGCAGCCTTTGCACTTCAAATCAGCGCGTGCTCTCATGTACTCACGTTCGGCGCCGCGCGCATGTATGAATGCTTCCATGTCTCGAGCTAGTACACGTAGCTCTCTATCGACCCATGCTTTAAATCTCATTGAAGCTTCGTCCCTGAGCCCTCCTGTGTGTGTGCTGTATTTGCGTTTTGGCGTTGCGATGCGCGTATTGGGTTCCTGGTCGCCACTGGACGCCATTAGCATGCAAGAAGAAATTAACTCGTGATACGCCGTGACGAATCGTGAAGGCGTATACCCAAGAATGTCGTTCTCAGCGTCCCTTATCTCATGATTGTTCCGGCGCATCACCCAAATCCTTCCAGAAATCGTTCCACCACACAAGCTCCAGTGGATTGTCATATGTGTCCACATCAATATACTGTGGTTCGTTGTCTCGACGCGACTCATCATGTCGAGACGGCTCCTCCAGACGATGCTCCGGAGTATGAGCGTACAGAACGATTTGCTTGATCTCTACTTTCCATGTGCGCATCCGAGCCCAGAGCACCTGATCTTGATGCGTTCCTGTCAACGTCCATTCTGAAATGAATTGCTCAGGAATGCGCATTCCATGAGTCACTTGCAAGCGTCCCTCGTAATCAATCTCCAAGTACGTGCGACTCGACCGCAGTTGACGATACGGACTACCGAAGCCCATGATCTCGTCAAAGTCCTGATCGTGCTCCATGCTTATTCGCCAGGATCGCCAATCAGGGGGGTCAAAGCGATAACGTTTGAGGGTGCGACGAGTTCGAGTGTAGCTGTAATCAGTCCGTCGCTGTTGGTAAAGCCCGACCGATCGGTCACGACTCCGAAGAAGTTCAAGGTCAGCAAGTGAGTACCCAGACTGATCTGACAAGACTCGGTCTTGGGGGACTGGAAAGTCAGCGAGGCGATTAGCCCAACGTTCCCTCGCTTCCTTATTCCAGTGACCAGACTCGTGCATTGGTCCATAGTAGTCAGAACCAGGACAGATCCATGCGCTATCGTCTTCGCTGTACTTGTAGCCGTCGTACATCTGACCATACGACTGCATCTCGCGCATGTGCTCGGTGATCGGCAATCCGTGCCATGTGTACCCACACCAGTGGCAGTGGTCGTATCGGTCCACATTGTAGTCGTCAACCGGACCTTGAGCCAGCTGTGCGTCGATCAGGGCGTCAATGTCGGCAAGAGACTCGTCGATACGGAATTGTACCGACTTCCGCTCAGTCACTAGACTCAATCCTCCCCAGAATCATCGCTTGTGCCTCGCGGAGTGTTGTCATCACCTGATCCACAATCTGGTGTGGCGTTATGCCTTCAATAGAGATTTTTGAACCACTTGAAAGGTAAATTCGTGAACTTGGCTCCATAAATTCATCGTCAGGTGTAATTGCGTGGATTGCGAGAACATTGATCAGGTAGCCGTCCTTGACTTCGCACATAACCGCGTCTTGGGTCTCGTTCAAAGGCATATTATTCTTCTTTCAAAGTCTCAGAATTCTCTGTGATTTTTTTGGACGTAAAGCCTAAATTACCCCCCCGGGGTTCTTTCCTGCTCAGCGATCAGCTCATGTATCGTCATGTGCAGCATCAGCTGGATGATTCCTTGTTGGACAAGAGGTTCTCGGACCCATCGCATCCGTTGTTCCTGCGTTGGGTACACGAGTTCGCCTTCCTCATTGAGCGTAAGAACTGCTGCACAAGAATAGCAGAGGAGAGCGTCGCCACTACTAGGTTCGCGTGAGTCAACGTCCGGTCCCTCCTGTTTGTATTCCACGTAAGCATCGTTAGCGAACCCACACGCTGGGCAGTTCATACGATTTTCCCGTCCTTGTAGTTAGCGAACCACGATCGCTTCGTATCCGGATCCGGTCCGACGATCACGTCTTCGGGCAACAGTTCCGTGACACGTACGACGCCGCGGTTACTAAAGGACGAAGTATCGTAGGCGAACAGCTCGACGCCCGCTTTCACCAGATCCCTCAGTTCCTTCTTCGTCTTGATGTGTCGCCCGTCGCAGCGCACTCCGAAATTACTCACCCTTTACTCCTGCGTCAATAATGGCATCAAGCTTTGCCTTGAACTCTGGATTGTGCCACACCACACGATGCACTGGTCCGATGCGGAAACGATTGAACATCTGCTTCGAGCCGTTAGTCAGCACGCCGCGAATGGTAACGGTGTTCTTGTACTGGATGACATCTTCCACACGCATCACCATCGTCGGGCGGTCGGGCATCATGATGTGGTCGCCGACCTCGATTGATCCGGCAGTCACTCGTTCTTGATCGAATGATACGCCGAGTATCCGCTTGCGTGGTAGCTGCGGCATATGTTTAAGAGCCATTGCGTTCTCCACATACTTGACGGAACTGCGCCTTCTCTTCAGGCGACAGAGTCTTCCACTCTCGGGAGAACGACGTCATGTCCTTGTAACCGAGATTCTCGGCGATCTCCTTGAGCGTAAGAGTTGGCATAGATTCTTCCTTTCGTTGTGACGTACAGCACAATCGTATCACGACGGCGCTCAACGCTTCAAGTCTTTTAATTTGTCAATCTTGAAGCCGGCCCAAACATCTTGCGCGGTAACGACGACGGGTAAGGTATCGAATCCTCTTCTCCTCACCTCCTTTGCGGCCTCTTCATCTTGCGTCACATCATGCTCTTCATACTCGAGGCCCATCTTCTCTAGAAATACCTTAGTCCACTTGCATTGCACACATTCCGGTTTGGTATAAACTTTGATCACCTTATCACCCTTCCGGTGTGGAGGTTGTCTGTTAGAATTTCATCATTCATCACACCCCCGTATATATATACGGGTGTGATAATGATAAATGATAATGACGACGACATACACACACAGACACACACTACTTCATCAACCGATACACCGAGGCAATGGGTATTCCCAAGTCTGTCGATATCTCTTTGTTCGTGGCATCTGGATTAATCTTCAAGTACTTTCTGATCGCAACCTTTCGTTGCACCGACTTCGGTGGTTCAGCCTTTTCAAGATCTGCACCTGTTGGTATACGCTTCTCCTTTGGCATTGTTCCTGATGGCGGCACGTACTGTACTTCAAACCGATCTTCGCTCATCCCGTCTATTCGATACGACAATGTTTCCGTAGATGTTGACTTCGTCTCGAGGTCGAACGTCACAGATGCACCCGTTTGTGGTTTCTCGTGGAAATACATGCCAGCATCAGCCCATGCATGTATCTGTTGAGAGCCAGCCACATTCTGGCCAGCGCGTGCTGATTTCATATCCTTCTTCATGTGGTGCACGACGACGACAGCACAATCAGTTCGTCGAGCGATGACCTTGAGATTGCCGAGCACAGTGGATATGTCTGCGGCATTGTTCATGTCTGTTCCGAGTGTAACCATTGTCAGCGTGTCGATGATGACTGCTTGGATATCGAATCTCTCGATCACATCTTCTAACCACACCAAGTGTTCGGGGTCAGTAGCATTCCATCCTCGACCGACATACGGCATGAACTCTGCCGGGTATCCTTCGATCTCATCGAACGGTACATCGAGCGACCAGTTCGGATTCATCGTGCGTGCGATGGCGTGCTGCCGTTGACGCACCAGCAGTTCACCATCTTCAGCTTGGATATACATTACGTTGGCGCTGTTGCTTACTTTCTTTTCGAGGAACGAATGTTGAGTGGCCAAACAGATTGCCATGTATTCAGCGATCCATGACTTCAACGACTTCGGGATGCCAGCGATTATCATACAACCACCAGCAGGTAAACATTTGTCGATCAGGTAAGGTGGTTCTATTGCCTCAATGTAATCTTTCATATGTTGGAAGCCTTGAGGATCTGGTAACGCTTGTGCCTCTGGATGTTCCTCGTGCTGTAATTCTTCGAGCTTCTCTTCATGTACCACAATACTGTACGCTTTGGAGCATTCGCGCGAGAGATCTCGGAACTCTGTTTGTCTACCCCGATATTTATTCCAGACAGTCGGCTCCATCACGACGATCATCTCAGGTATACTCATTCCTGCTTTCGCTAAATCCTTTTCTAAGCCGAATGCTGTTTTGCTCCGATCCATACCCAGGTCATCACCTTGCATGAGTCGACGTATCACGGACGGGCCCAACTTATCCGCGTATTCCTTCAATACGTCACGCTCGAGCTGCATCTCACGTACAGTGTGCTCAGTGACATTTACTTCCACACCACCGAGTAAGTGTCGGGGTAGCCCTGGTATAGTTTCACCGAGGTACTCCCACGTGTAGTACTCGTCCAGCGTGCTGATCATTTTCCCACGCTTGCCGCCGACGTGAGCCTTGTTGTTCACCGACCACGGTAGTCGCAGCAGTTGTCCTGTGTCCCACCCCGAGCGATCCGCATTAACGTGATAGGTTAATCTTTGATTCATTAACCCACTCTTCGTTTGATCACGCTTGTGCTGTTCAGTGGCTAACCAGATTGCAGCATACCGACCAGGCGACGTCTCCCAGTAGTACGTAGGCGTGAGGTCTTCAGGTACGTTAGCCTTGTCGTCGAGGTCAGCATACAAACGATCCATGGTAACTGGGTTGCTCGAGCGAGATCGTTTCTCGAACATCGTCGGGGTAAAGTATATGTCGTCGAGATAATGCTCGCGCAGGTGAGCGTCAACAAGTCGGGCATCATCAGGCCAGTAGTAGGCCGAGCCATTGTTCCAGCCATTCTTGCGAGTTTGCGGATCGCCAGCGGCATCATCGGCAGCAATCCACGGAAGAAATATATAGCCACCTTCGAATCCCCAATACAAATCCTTCAGAAATTCTAACTGCTTCTTTACTACGGATGCGACTGACATTTATTCTCCAATCATGAGGCGTGTCGTGATAACATTATCGCATGACGTTACCCACATTAACACAGTTACTCTCGCACGAGGAATACGCGTCATATTTCGAGCGCAACGTGCGGGTCTATGAATCAACCACGCAGCCATGGGAAATCACAGCTCAAAAAAGAAACGGCAAATGGGCGGTCGGTTTCCGAGACACATTCGACGAGGCGCGCGACAAGGTCTTCACTCTGTTGGACAGCGGTCTATACGTAGACGCATCCATCATCGCACGCAACCGCATCTTCAAAATACCTCGCTTCATTGATCGGCTGGAGATCATGCCCATTGATGCGGAGTGGTGCGGTAGATGCCGTCGCCCGACATATTTCAAGTACTACGGGCACACACATCACGCACTCGCTTGGGCGCCCATCATCGTCGAAGGTCGCTTCAGATGTTATTATTGTGGTATTGATCGAGAACAAGTAGAGAAGGAGAACATGAGACACGCGCGCATGGAACAGCGCCGACGCCTTGAACGCCGACGAAAGCAGGAGAAATGGCAGAGACGAACGGTTCGCCGCACGAGGCGGAGTTCGATCGCCTGAAAGAACTAGAAGATGAGGAGACGTTATGCCAGGTCCTGTTGGAGATAGCGGAGGAGTCCAGCGAAGCACACGTAGTCCGCTTGTCGCTCGCCGCCTTGACCGGGACAGCGATCGGGCATCGCTACCTAACGAACCACCCGGTCAAGATTTAACCAAGCTACACAGGCGACCACCCAAACGTGTGAATCACGACGACTGTGACCACACCTACCGGATGCGCGGAGTCATTCGCAACGTGCCTCACTGGCCAGGTGTGTGGTACATGTTCACCGCGTACTGCTACGTGATGAACAAGACCATCACAGTCAAGTGTCCGTACGCGTACTTCTGGAAAGGCGAAGGGCTAGCAGAAAATGCACCGCAGATTGATGTGGTACCGTTGGCATGAAGTATAAGTTCAGGACTAAGCCATACCAGCATCAAGTCAAAGCTCTCAAGATGTTGCTTCGAAACAAATTCGGTGGGGCTTTATTGATGGAACCTCGAACCGGTAAGACGAAGGTAGTCATTGATTATCTCAGCATTCTGGCGATGACAGAACAGTGTGATCGGGCGGTGGTCATCGCACCCGCTCGGGTCATGGATGTGTGGGTAGATGAGTTCGCCAAACACTGCCCCGTTCGCTACGCTCTATACGTATGGGATAAGAACGCCCGTAAATATCCTCCACCTATTATCCACAATTCGACAGACCTCACAGTACTCGTGGTCAACTATGAAGCTTTCGGTACACCCGGAAGACGGCTTCGTTCTGGGAAACGATCAAAGACTACTGGTCGCTATAAGAATAGATCCCAACTTCTTCGATGGCTCGGAGACAAACCAGCCGCGTGCATACTTGATGAGAGCCACAAGGTTAAATCTCCTTCTGGTCGAGCGAGCACCATGATCGTCGGCATGAGAGATTACTTCGACTACCGTGTGATCATGACCGGCACGCCTATCACCAAGGCGCATCGGATCTTTGACATCTACATGCAGTGGAAGTTTCTCAATCCCGAACGCTTCGAGGATTGGCCTACGGTGGACGAGTTTCGTAATCACTTTGGCGTGTGGACACATCGCAATGGTTACCCGCAGTTCTTACGTCAACGCAATCTAGAAGTATTGAAGGAGAAGATACATGCCGACGCCTTCGAGGTATCCCGCGATGAATGCTTCGATCTTCCCCCGCGACTCCCAGACCGCGAGATTTCTATCGTACTTGATAGTGCCACCCAATCCTTTTATACCACCCTGGCCGAGCAACTCATCGCAGAATTTGAAGCTCGAGATAGAACACATTTTGTTGAAGCATCCATACCCTTGGTCCTTGCCCTTAGACTGGGACAAGTTACTGGAGGATACAGCAAGTCAACAGAAGGAGAGATTGTTAAAGTCGGCAACGAAAAGCTTAGAGTGCTGGAGGGATTGCTCGATGAAGCGATCGAGAATGAGGAACGAATTATTATTGCTGCAAGATTCCGCCCGGAGTTGGATGCGATTCAAGCTCTATGTAATAAGAAGCGTCTACCGAACTATGCACTACGTGGCGGCATCACTCGAGCGGAAGGAACTGAGAATGTTAGAAAATTCCAAGCAAGCAAAGGTGCTGCCGCGATAGTCATGAACCCGCAGGCTGGCGGTGTGGGTATCGACTTGTCTGCTGCCAGTCACATGATTTGGTACAGCTTACCAACGTCATGGGTAAACTACAAACAATCTGAAGACCGGATGGCATTGTGCAAGACCCCCACGTCGTACACGTATTTACTCGCACGTCATACCATAGACGAGACGTTGCGTGATACATTACGTAAGGACGGCGACGTCGCTAAGGCAATTGTAAAGAATCCGAGAAAGGCAGTACGTGGACGATGAGCATTATTGTTGAAGGTCCGGACGGAGCAGGAAAGACTACGCTCATCAGTCTGCTCCAGCATCTGTATCCAGGTCTTGAAATCCACGAACGTTTCACGCGCAGCGTTGAAGGACCGTACCCAGACATTGCCGAGCGAGTGTATAGGAGTGTCCGTGATCATCCCACACACTGCGTACATGATCGACACCCGATCATCTCGGAGTACGTGTACGGCAGCACCATTCCCACACGTCACGTGAACACCGACTTTCTCAAGCCGAGCATGGCAGTCATCCGACAGCGCATCGCCAACAACTCGCTGGTCATCTGGTGTCTACCGCCACTTGAAAAGATTAAGCATAACATAGAACAAGAACAACAGATGGAAGGGGTGGTACAATACATCGACAAGATATATGAGGGTTACCTCATGCAACGCTTGTTCTGGCGTGGCGCAGCAGTCACGTATGATTACACACACGGGCGAGCGGGTGACTTGAGTTTAGCAGATCAGCTTACAGCCACAGATGGAAAGTATTGGAAAGCCCAGAAGCATGACCACCAAAGAACATTCACCAGGACAACAAATCCCCAAGGAAATTAAGGATGGTGCCACGTCAAATAGCAGTGACGATCCGGATCAACACGGAAGCGTTGGAGGAGTTCGAGCGAACGACGCTCGCCTTCCTAAGAGCAGTGCAAGAGAGCCAGGCTATGGCAATGGCGAGGGAGTTCGACCGCCAAATTCTGTACGGCTCAACATACCGTGGACGCCGAGTACGGATGACTTTGATGAAATCTGGGATGATGGTTCCGGAACCACATCTGATCTCTCAGTTCCCGATATCCTTTGCACTATGTTCGCCCAACAATTTCGTCACATGGCGAACTATGCGGAAATCAATCCGGCCGCGAATATCCAGACGCACGAACGGGGTAACATCGACACGCCCCGCGTACAGGCAGCGATTCGAGAATTTGCAGGCTACACGGTTGAGGAGTTATACGAGGCCATCAATCACCTCAAGAACAAACCATGGAAGCAGACGCATGTAGAAACAGACCGTGAAGCATTCGTAGAAGAACTGGCTGACGTGTGGCATTTCTTCATTGAACTGCATCTCATCGCCGGCGTCGAACCGCTCGAGGTATTTACCTCGTACTTCAGAAAGGCGTTCATCAATGCACAACGCCAGCACGTGGGCTACTGATGCATGAACCACACCTCATCCAAGCAGCGACAATGCATGAGCTGCACGATGCTATCTGCGACAAAGTACTGTACGGGCACCGTGATTCCTACGATGCTATCACGAACACTGATGTGGTATTGGAGCACGTATATGGAACCGCGGAGCGAATGGAATTTGACCACGATATTCGAAGACTCTGGATTCCCCGCTCGCGGTGGACAACAATGGTACGACAATATCTACATGGCGACTCAGTCAATGATTGGCTTGAGCTTGTTGAACGACGAGGTGCTGGTAAAAACCCTGATCGGATGGTGTATCGGACCAATCTTGTTCAGCCTCGAGGGGTCGGAAAAGCCCGTGTCCGAAACCTTGGATCGTGTATGCTTAGCCTATCACTTTCGGTCGTCCCCCACCCGCACGTACTTCTGCATTCCCGGGCCTCCTACATGGGCTATCTATCTGCTCTCGATATGGCAGTTGCTTATCACCTTACACGTCATGCCGCAAAGCGTCTCGGACTGTCTGTTGACAACTTCCAATTTACCTGGTTCATCGAGACCGTCCAGTATCACAGATTCCGTACAATTGCCTATCCCCTCGGAGACAAGCGGGAAACGAGACGGTTTGTTGGTATCGCGCGCACTCTTGAACAAGATAATCAACTTGCCGAATATCCAGGCATACAACGAGCTTACCGCGAATACACGAGATGGCGAGAGATGAATGAGACGGGGTTACTTTATTCTGGCATGTCGCCCTACCGCTCCTACCAGCGTCCCAGAAAACGATGGTGTACGGAACGTTACGGTCACGAGTTCGCCCGGCGATTTGAGACACCCGACAATCGTGCTTATCCGCCTCTTCCGTCGACTCCTGTTGTGGATCTGGGGCTCGAGAAGATTGGCATACCGGACTAATGTTCCAGACATCTACCTCTGTATGTCCAGCACATTACCGGAGCCATTTAGTGACGCAGTTGCTCCAGCATACACCCGTGGATCGGAATTCGTGGCAGTCTACTGCGGCACCAAGCCCGGCACACGAACTGGCGAATGTCATATTGACATGTTCCGTGCCACCGTTAGTCAAATCATGGCAGGAGATGTGCTCACCGGATCTTCCTTGGGCGGACATTCACTTCTCTGAACGTGTGTCAGGCATACCGTTGAATCCGCCGCCATCGTATGACATCTGGCCGTGGCACAGTAAGAAGAACGCTGACCGATTCATGCGCGAAGGGAAGAAGGAAAAGTTTGACCACACCTACCCCGAACGATATTGGCCAGATGCCAGTGTCGGAGGAAACCTTAGAGATGTTGTCGCGCTGCTCGCTGCTGATACCTGGACCCGCCAGGCTTACCTTCCCGTTTATTTTCCTGAAGACACGGGAACTCGGCACGGACAACGAGTGCCCTGTTCGCTCGGTTACCATTTCATCAGGAACGGCGGGTTATTGGACTGCAACTATTTCATTCGCTCGTGTGACCTCACGAGGCATTTCCTTAACGATGTCTATCTCACCGGAAGATTACTTCAGTGGGTACAGTCAAAGACTTGTACTGGGGAGTGGCCAATCGTAGGTAACCTTACAGTGTTCATCTCAAACTTGCACCTGTTCACCAACGACGTTTGGAGATTTCAATGACTCGTCCCACACGCCTAGACACGCTGATGGAGATTGCCTTCGTTATCGCCGCACGTTCGACATGCACGCGATTACGAGTAGGCGCGCTAGCGGTACACGACGGGCGCATCTTGAGCATGGGATACAACGGTGTGCCGATTCACATGGCTCATTGCACGCACCCGCCATCAGAGATTTGTGCTCGAGCGATACACGCTGAAGCCAACGCAATCGTGTGGGCAGCACGTACCGGTGTCGCACTCAACGGATGCGAGTTCATATGCACCGACTCGCCATGTTATTACTGTGCCGGACTCATGCTGAATGCCGGCGTATCGAAGGTCACGTACGTTCGAGAGTATCGCAATCGTGACGGTCTCGTCCTTTTGCATGGAGGAGGTGTGGGTGTGTATAATTTAGTGATAGGGAAAAAGGGCGATGACAACGATAATTATCTTGACGAAATACGTAGCGCGCGGGACGACGCGGACGACACTGCAACAGAGGTTGTTGAGTCAGAGATTCCCCAAGGATACGAAGCTGATATTCATGGGGGTGTGGTCGGAACATGACGACTCGATCACCGAATCAAAGGCCGACCTCAAAGAAGCACGCGCTGGATTCTACGACAGGCTTGCACAGCATCGACCAGTAGATGGCATCATCACTCTCGGCAACGAGGCACTGTTCACTGTGCTCGGACACTCAGGCATCATGAAACATCGCGGACACGTCGGTGACTATGATGGCATTCCTGTCATGCCGACGATTGCACTCGGCGCTGTTGATCGTAACCCACACCAAGCGATCATGCTGCAAGGCGACATTGCTGCCATGTATCGAACTGTCTACGATGTTGAGGTAGAGGAAGATGAGCCCAAGACTGTACGTGTCGTCCATACACAAGAGAGAGTTGACGAACTCCTCGCTGCGCTTTCCAGCGCTGAGGCCTGCGCCTGGGATTTGGAGACTTCAGGTTTTGACGAACTGGTACCCGGCGCTTTTGTTGTCTCGCTGGCAGTTACATTGCTCGAAGGTAAACAGATGCGCACATGGGTATTACCCGTCGCCCATCCAGGCTATCACTGGGCTGACGGATGGTACGAACCTCTTCATCGTATATCAACGGCCATGTGCAAGGTCCCCACGCGTATCGCTCACAATGCAAAGTTTGATTGTCGTTGGATGTGTCAGGTGGGCTGTCCGGTTCCCGTCAACTTCGACACCATGCTGGCGGCACATATACTCGACGAGAATCGACCGAAAGGCCTCAAGCCTCTTGCAACCTTTCTTCTCGATGCAAAACCGTGGGACATAAAGATCAACAATGGCAAAGGCCAGCCACCGTGGTACGAGCAGTATCCACTGAAAGAAATCCTGCGATACAACGCGCTCGATACCTGGCACACGATGCGACTATACCGATTGTTCAAGGAACAGATCGAAGAGGATCCTCGTGTGGCACGACTGTTCTACAAGCTGATCATGCCAGCATCGCAATCTCTCGTACATATCGAACGACACGGTGCGTACGTTGATCAAGAGGCGTTGATACAAGGCGCTGATTACGTCCGTAAACAACTTGCACGCATACATCGTCGATTGATGCGCGACGTGCCAGAAGAATATGCTGAGAGCGTCAACTTCAATCCTTCGAACTTCCTTCGCTGGTGGTTGTATGATTATCTCCAGGTGCCCATTACGAAGGTTGGTAAGATCGGACCATCAGTGTCAGAGCAGACACTTTCACACATCAAGGATTCACATCGAGTGATTCCGCTACTACTGGAACGGGTGCGGTGGCAGAAGTATGAAAGTAGTTTCTTCAATCCATATCAAGCACTGGTCACTGAGGATAGTCGTCTTCATACGACCTTCAAGTTGGCTGGAACTGTTACTGGTCGTCTCTCATCTGGGAAAGCCGATTCTGACAAAGTCACTGGTTCGCGAGCATCCACAATGCGCGGCATCAATATCCAGCAGGTGCCTCGAGAGCCGCTCGTTCGAGGTATTTTTTCAGCCCCGCCGGGTTGGACATTTGTGGAAAGTGACTACTCTCAGATCGAGCTCCGCATCGCCGCGGAGTTATCCGGTGAGCGAACCATGCGCAAGTTGTATGCACTTGGTGAAGACATCCACATGGCGATGGCCGTCCAGCTTACCGGAAAGCCCACCAGTCAGATAACTAAGGAGGAACGCAAGAAAGCTAAAGCAGTCAACTTCGGATTTTTATATGGCATGGGATGGAGAAAATTCATTGAAACTGCTTGGGAGAAGTATGAACTCACGGTTACGGAGATTGAAGCACAGCATGCGAGAAAGGCGTTCTTCGATCAATTTCCTGATTTACTTCCTTGGCATGGTCGTCAGCGTAGACTGGTGCATAAATTCCAACGAGTGCAAACACCACTGGGACGCATCCGGCACTTGCCCGACATTGCGTCTCATGAGCAGGGGGTCGTGAATGAAGCTGAACGGCAGGCTATCAACTCGCCAGTCCAAGCAATGGCATCTGACATGTGCCTTCTCTCTCTTGTCCTTCTCGACCGAGAGTTTCGCCGACGTGGATTTAAAGCAATTCCAATTGGTACTGTGCATGACGCAATCAATTTCGAAGTACCAAATGACGAACTGCCTGACGTTCTCCCCCTCATCAAAACCACCATGGAGAATCCACCACTCAAGAAACTCTTCGATTACGAACTCTCCATCCCCCTCGTTGCCGATCTCCAAATCGGAAAACACTGGGGATCCAACACGCCGGTGCCAGAAGAAGCATTTGGCTCTCGTCGAACTATGAAGGAATGGTTGAATGTCAGATCTAGTCATAACTAATTCCTTGCTCAAGACATTTCGTACGTGTCCACGGCAAGCGATGTATAAATTCCACGATGAACTCGTACCGCGAAAGGAGAAGCGCAAACCACTGAAGCGAGGAAGCTGGTTCCACTCGCTGCTCGAAGCTCACTACAAAGGTGAGTCAGTAACAGCAGAGCACAAACGACTCTGCGCTGAATACGCCGAACTATGGGATGAGGAGAAAGATGCGCTCGGCGATCTGCCCCACGACATGTCAGCTTTGTTCAAGGCTTACAAGTGGCATTACTCTAACGATACAACGTGGCGCATTCTTGAAGTTGAGCACAAGATCGAAGCGACACTTCCTAACGGTTTGCCATACCAGGGGAAGTGCGATCTCATCGTGGAAGATCAATTCGGAATCTGGGTTGTCGATCATAAGACCCATGGACGAACCTTACCATCTATGGACTACCGCTACCGCGATCCACAAAGCACGTTTTATATTTGGGCCTGTCGCGAGAACGGAATTGAGGTCCTTGGTCACATCTGGAACTACGTTATCGCTAAGGCACCTCAACCACTTAAGTTCACAAAGACTGGTCGTCTATACAAGAAACAACCGTTTACTGACTGGCCCACTGCGACTAAAGGTTTAAAGGCAGAGGGCAAAGACTTAGGTGAGTATGCTGAATTGCTGGATGATTTGTACCATGCGCGATACGATCCGGACGCAGTTCAGAGCTCCCCCATATTTCGCCGTGACGTCTTTGAGAAACGTAATGATACGATTGATCGAGTAATCGCGGAACTGGCCCGTACAGCGGAAAGATATGCAGAGTATGATTTCGAAGACAGAGATACTGTCGAACGCGCACCCGAGCGTGCTTGCGACTGGTGCTCGTATCGTGTGCTATGTCTAGCCGAGATGCTGGACCGCAACGCGGAAAACGTGAGAAGGCGAGAATATAAGCATGGCGATCCGCTCGAATACTACGGTCCGAAATAGCAAGAAGGCTGCAGAATATACAGCCCTCGCGGCGAAAAGGATAACGAGTCCCAGTGCAGTTGCTCCCCAGCGCCCGCCTAGTGTTCTTGTTTACGCTCGAAACAAACAGGGAAAGACCAGATTTTGTCTTTCTCCCGGCAAAGGTAACGTTCTTATCATTGACCCTGAGCGAGGAACAGACCGCTTTCTTAAGGCTGACCCCGATGTGTGGCATGTCAATCATTGGCTTGATTTGGACGATGTCTACAAGTTTCTCAAATACGGGGATCATAGTTACAAATACTGCGCACTCGACGGAACTACGCGGATGGCGAATATGGCATTGCGATTCGTCATGGAACAAGCTGAAGAGCGTGATATATCAAGAAAGCCGGGCATGGTTACACAACGGGACTATGGTAAGGCAGGGGAATTGTTCAAGGGAATGCTTTATAATTTCCACACGCTCGACATAGGTGTGATCTACACTGCCCACGAAAGGCTAGTCACCAACGAGTTCGAGGAGGAAGACGACGACGTTGAGGAGAGCGAAACACGCTTTGTGCCTGACCTGCCTGCTGGTATACGTTCTTCTCTTAATGCTATTGTGGATGTTGTGGGCAGGCTTTATACCGTCAGGGTACCAAGCATGGATGGAGACCAAGATGTAATTCAACGCCGGCTATGGCTAGCGCCGTCTGTCACGTACGACACCGGTGCTCGTAGCGAGTATCATTTACCTGACTACCTACCTAATCCAAGCGTTCGCCGACTGGTGAACCTACTAGCAGGAAAGAAGGCCAGTACTAATGGCAACGAAGCCGTACGTAGTTGATTTCGGCAAGATCAAGGATCGCGGTCCGTTCAATCCCACACACATCGACGAGGGAGATTACGTGGCGACATGCACGCACTTCCAAGACGGTGAGTCGAAGGCCGGCAATCCGATGTGGTCATTCGGTTTCAAGATCCCGGGCAAGGCGGGCACGTTCCCGTATCACATCGTCATCGACGGGACGCAGGACTGGAAGATCAAGAACATGATCCTCGCGTGTGGGATGGCGTTACCGAAGTCACGTGCCAAGGTTGCGCCCGAGCGATTCCTCAAGCGCAAGTTCGGTGTGACAATGGTCGACGATGAGTACGAGGGTCGGCTCAAGTCAGTCATCAACGACATGATGCCATACGGGGAAGTCGCCACCAACGGCGCCGGTAAGAAACGCCGGCCTGATGATGACGACGACGACCTCGATGATGAGGAAGACGAGGATGTCGAAGAGGACGACGAGGAAGACGAAGAGCCCGAGCCTCCACGCCGCAGCAAGCGAGCTGCCGCGAAAAAGGCAGCCCCGCGCAAGGCCGCGTCTCGCAAGCGTCGCGCCCGTGATGAAGACGAGGACGAGGACGAAGAGGACCTCGACGAACTAGATCTGGATGAGGTGTAACATGGGAATGAGCAAGGAAGATCTCAAGGATCGAATCAAGAAACTCGAGAAGGCAAACGCCGAAATCTCAAAGGAGTTGCTCGCATATCGTCGGCGCTTCGGTCCGCTCATTCCGGCCGCCGATATAACTCTGACCGAGATGAAGACCGCGGAGGATTTGGGATACGTGCCGGTGGCCACACCAACAGGCGAAGTACAGTATCAATCCAATCAGGGGTACTCTCGTGACAACGAAGGCAAGTACGCCGAGGTCAAGGATGCAACCTGAAGCGCGGATTGCGCGCGACATCCGTAAGTACTTGGATGAGATCGGCGCATTCTGTTTCACCGTTCATGGCTCGCCGATGATGATGACTGGACTTCCGGATATCATTGCATGTCACGAGGGCCACTTCATTGGTATCGAGGTCAAGCAGCCAGGTCAACGACCATCAGCGCGACAGGAATTCGTTCATCATCTGATACGCAGGGCAGGCGGCGTTGTAATCGTCGCTACGTGTCCAGATGACGTTCGCGCACACATCACACACGTTTGATCCAGAAGCGCGTCAGAATTGCCCCTGGCGCGCTTTTTGGCGTGCCCCCGGATCATCGTGCATCGTCGTTGTCGACTGAGATGAATAGAGCACGATTGCAACGGATCAGATCATCATCCAGCATTTGAGGTACGTCCATGCCAAGTTCGTGTAGTCGTGCGTGTAGTCGGTTGATGCGAGCGATTCGCTCAGCTTCTAGCATCGGTCGTTTGTCAGGGTCGAGAATGTATGACACGGGCATTCCAGGCGTGCCGACGAACTCGCCCTTGCGTTCGGGTGTGTGTCGAACACCGGCCCAGTAGTTTCGTTTCAGAGATTGAACCTCGTCCATCGTGAACTCGTAACGTGATCCGGCTGTGTTGTAATGTATGCTGCGAAGGTATGCGCGTAACGTGCGCGGCTTAATCCCGATGATTCGTGCTGCTTCGGGTGTGAACATATTCTGCCTTTCGTGTGTGTGTCATGCAATCGTATCAAATTAGTCTCGAGCGTGTCAACCCTCAAGAATACCGACACGGCGAACCGTGCCGGCATCTTGCCTGGCGGCGAGCGAGGGGTTACTCGTCGTCGAGGTCTTCGTCCTCGTCTTCGTATTCCTCGTCGTCTTCGAGCTCTTCGTCGGCGTCTTCGTCCTCGTACTCCTCCTCGTCATCAAGGTCTTCGACATCTTCGTCGACCTCTTCGACCGGTTCTGCCTTCTTGCGTCCGCGCTTCGGAGCGGCGCCCGCTGCCTTCTTGCGACCGGGGCTCTTGAGCTTCTTGATCAGCTCGACGACCTGCGGATCCTTCAGACCCGTGAACTCGTACGTCGTGCCTCCCTCGCGTTCCGGCAACGCGCCGTCCTTCACGAGTTGACGCAGCACCTGCCGGATCTTCGTACCGTCGGCTTCGATGCCGTGGTTCGACTCGAGGTGCTCCTGCAACCAGGTGATGTTCTTCTTGTCGGCGCTTGCCTTCGGACGACCACGCTTGGCAGCAGGTGCCGCCTTCGCCGTCTTCGCCGGAGGAGCAGTCGTTGTCTTTGCGCGTGACGTACGCTTCGGAGCAGGTGCCGCCGTCTTGGCAGGTGCCTTGCGCGAACGCGTTGCTGTCGCCATTTCTCAACCTCTTTCATTGTTGTTTACATCGTGTGAGCGCTGTATGTTTCAGCGTCTTGCATACGATAACACACAGGATCTCACATCGACAAACGCGCAGGTGACTGGGGGTGAGGTCGCCGGGAGAAAGGCGAATAACGACCAACGACCCCACCCAGTCAGTTAGCCCCACTGCGCGGATATTGCACCGACATCCGAAGGCTCCTGTAACACACCACCATGTCGACCCTTATGGTTGGCCCACCTCGTACACACGTGGCGAAACGGGCCAATATCACCACACAATCCGCGGGAGCGCGCGTACCTCTGTGCGCTGACGGTTCGGCCTATGGTGTGATACATACGTCCTCACTCTGTGGGTTGCCGAGTACCGGCCCAGTGCCGAACATGCTGGATTGCATGCTGCAGATAGGTTTGACCGGGGAACACCTCGCGAATGTGATACTCGATGTGTGGACGTGTACCTTGAGCGAAGAAGGAGATGGCGATGACAGCCGCAGTAACTGCTGCCGCGATACCTTTGACAGACAATGCACCTTCAGGTATCAGGTCACCAAGCCGACGTTCAATGCGACGAGTGTCCAGTCTGACTGCATGACTGAAGTCCAGACCCATGTCGTAAGAAAGCGCGACCAGATCATCGTGGGCATCGCCGTCCAAGTTCTGCACAATCTCGATGCAGTTATAGACGAACGTCTGCGCGAATGCTGCTGCACCACTATGCATTTCCATTTCAGTGCACAGAGTGTAGACATCTCGCATGATCTCTCCGGATAGGCCTTTGGGAACGGCGCCGTACATATCACCTTGTTCCACTTCATCAGCCCAGTCATCTCCCATGTCAGACAGCCTGAACTCAGCGATACCTACGCCGCGTCGTGCCGGTCCATCATGGAACGTATGCTCCAGTTGTCGTGAGGGATTGCCGAACGTGAACCCGCCGACGTAGTTGTGTCGCAGTCCCTGTAGGCGTCCCGTGAGCGTTTCTTCGTAAATGCGTGACGCGCACTCACCACCTTGACTGTAGCCGCCTAGGAGGAATGTACGGTGTGGTCGAGCAAGCAACCAATCGACTGCCCAATCCACACCGATGTTCACAGACTCCGCGTAGCTAGGTGAGTGGAACCCTTCGTCGCCGGCACCACCAAGTGGACCAAACGACCAAGGCGCCTGTACAGGTATTTCCTCACAGACGTCCGCGCACCCGTTGGCCACATCACTAGGAAAGCCAACGCCCGGAGGCGCCCACGTTCCCGAGCAAGTTAGGAGCGCGTGTCGTTCGGTCGGCGTACCTTCCCCCGAACCTGGCTGGGTGGGAGGGATTTCTGGAAAGGGGGCGGCTGCCCTTCGACGGTATGCTTGACAGACCCGAGGGCGTCAACAACCGAAAGGTTTTGTCCTGCTGAATTTTGACCAAGCACTTCCCATCCTTGATCATCAGGACCGCGCAGCTGTGTACGAATGTCTTTTACATCTGCAACCAGTTTGTCCCATTGTTCCTGTGGTACGTTAGCCATGTCGATATCTCCTGATCCTGCTGCGGGTTCAACTGCTGGGTAGCAGTAACCCTTGGGTGGAATTAATGTGCTGACCTGATCGAACGAACACCAGTAGCCAAATGGGTGGAAGCCGGAATCTGCAATCCAGCATGCTCGCTGGTTTGGATTGTCGTCAATGCCCATGCAGGCTACGTAGTGATAAATGGTGCCGCCACCGTAAGACGGTGACTGTGATCCTTTGATGCCGATGGGATAGTTCCCAGGCGGTGCGACCCAGTTCATGACCACACCACCACGGGGCTCATCAGCCATCGCGCGGATCAGGTTTGCCCATAGCCGCTCCTTGTCTTCGTAACTCATCGGATCATACGGTTGGTCTACTGTCACGTGATTCATGTGTGGTAGATACCAGTCGAGCACGATTTCTATCTGTCCGATGTAATCAGTACCACCGGAGTGCGTGCCCATCTCAGCAGCCAACTGTTGTTCACTGATGAAGATACCTTGACCGTTGAGCACGACCTGTGTTGAGGCCGGCCCACACCAGTACCCAGTTTCCTGTGGCACGATGCTGTGATCGTACGGCAGAATGATTTCACCGAAGCTTGTGCCGCCGTCGGTTTCTGTCATCCAGGTCTCACTGACCATTGGCCCCATGTCACCAGAGACGCGACATTCACCGGGTTGATGCGGGCACTCCATCCAAGCCAAGTTGTCGTAAATCCGACAGGCTTCGGGGAAGCGTTCATCGTAGCGGTAGGCGTATTCCTCGGCGCACTGCTGCACCATATACGCCCAGCCACCAGGTGTGGTCGCGTCCGTGTTGTAATCCTGATCGCCTATTCTCTGAGCTACCAATGAATCGTAGAACATACCTGCAGAATACACGACGTCCATGCGTTCCCGTGCGGTGCCCCAATATGCAGGGCGCTGCTGAAACACACCCGACGAATCGTAGTCGTAGCTGATTGCGTCGTACGGATACTTCTGACTTTCTGGATCTTGATGATTGCAATGCATCGTCAGATCCGACTCGACGAGGCCAGTGCTTATGGCAATCTGTATACCCTTCGGGGTAATGCCACGACGCTGACCCTCGTGAATGATGGCGATAGCGATGCCATCTTTAGAATAATATGCCATTCCTTTCTCCTATCCGGTTGGATTCAATAACTCTGGCCCAGGCTGCAGTCCAGGAGGTGGCCACTGATCATCAGGAACCGGTCCTTGAATTGCCCAAGGAACTCCCATGCCGTCAGGGATAATATCAGGATCAGGGAGCGCCGGGTGATCAGGCTGGCCAGGAAATACTCGCCAGCAATTCCAGGTTTCAAGCAATGGCCGTGCGCCGCCCCATTCACAGTGGGTATGCATGACTCCATAATGACCTTCTGTATCTAACTTAACTGGTGTGAAATTGAAGTCACAGTAGCCACCCCCAAAGCCGAGAACATCAGCAGCGCCGCCTCGACCCGGACACATGAACAACGTAGCAGATGAAGGTGCAAAGTCCGGTCCGATACCACCTGGACCACCAAGACCTCCCGGCCCACCAACACCACCTGGACCAACATCAGGTTCGGCATTAGCACACGGCGCGAACAACAGCGCCCCTGTCAGTACACTAATACCCCATCGCCACATCAACCGCCCGTATCTTTGACGACCACGCCACCGGTCATCAACTGATTGAGAACTTGCTGCTGTAGCTGTTCTTGAATTTGCGGTTGTGCGTTCTGCACTACGAGACCCGCCAATACCTTGCCGACGTTCATCACGCGAGCAACGAGTTCCATATACTCGAAGCGCTGCTCTGCGTGCAACCAGGCAAGGATGTCAACCTGTTCTTGTAGTGCAGCTGTTGCTGTACCGTTACCCGCGGTCATTCGCCTTCTCCTCCTCTCGACTTACTGGCGCGGTGAGATCCGGCCAGCTTTCCACATCGTCGAAGCTCGCGTAGTGTCCGCCTCGATCGACTGTCATCACACCCCACTGGTGATCGTAGTAAGGATCTGGGAAGTTGGTGCGAACCGCGACAGCCTTCGTCGCTGGATCTTGCTTCACCGCACCTTCTGCATACTCTGGGGGAGTAGGTGTGGGCTGATCAGGATTACTCATTCTTTCCTCCTTGTATGATTTTCCATTCGGCGTGCATTGATGGTTGCAGGTCATTGTACTGCGAACCATCCGGGCAGTTCACACGCCACAGATGTAGACCGTTGTCGTTGACACGAACAGCGATCTCACCTGCCGGCCCTTGCCGAATTGTGCCGACGGGATCACCGTCGAGGATCGCTTCGCGTGCAGCAAGTACCGCTGCGACTTGTGCCGCAGTAATCGGTTCCTCTCTCTCGCTTGCGACTTCGGCGATCTGATCGAGCAATGCCTGGCTGACTGATTCCATTATGCGTAACTCCTATTCACTAGTGCCATTGAGAACCATGTTTTTTGAGCGTCGGCTTGACCCTTAGTGCCCCACCCTGTGAATCCGTCCGTGTTGGCATGGACAGCTGAGATATAATCACCGGCAACAAGGTATCCTAAGAAGGAAGCAGAATATGATGGGTTGACCTGATACAGCATCGGACCCCACTGCCACATAGCATTATTCTTCTTGATGCCCAACCCGAGTCGACCGCTATTAGATGTTGTAGTTTCCACGCCGATGGAAATCATATACCAACCGTCTTTGGTTACTTGCATCCGGCCACTAGAAAGCGTAGGAGTGATATCCGCGCTACATGCTTGGATAGCATCGAAATAGTTTGCAGGTAAGTCAGTCTGGTTGGTGGCAGCAGCGAGAGTGACAGTCGCGGTGTTCTGACGAATCAACCGACAACCAGAACCAAGCACATTGGGCGGTGCGTTGTCGCTGATCGCTGCAGATGCCAACGAACCTGGTCCCTTAGGATTACCACTGGAGTCAGTGCAAATGTCTGCTGTCAGGCCAAAGAACCTGAAGCCAGCCCCCATCTGACTTACTGTTCCAGCCTCAGTGTAGTCATAGACCAATTTACCACCGGAGTAGAATTGATAACGTCGCGGCTGTGTGCCAACACCGAAGACACATCGAATGTCCATTGACCACGTGAGCGCAATGTTGCTGACCCATACTGTCTCAACATTGTTGACCGTAGTGCCCAGTTCGCCTTTGTATGTGAGGAAGCCTGTGCAGTAGCCACGACCCCACACAAATGTTGTCGGCGCAGATGTGCTGTTCAATCGGCCCATGACACCGATCTTTGGCGTGCCGCCAGTACCGCCTTGCTCAGGGACACCGCCGAGCGTACCACGAATAATCTGGTAGTCTGTCTGAGTACCTGCAACATTGTATGAGGCACGCGCTGTAAGATTGGCATTGTTGACTTCAGTACGCCATAGACCGACGCCATTAGTAATGCCTAGCCTACTTGTACCTGCGCCAATATATGTCACCGAGAATACTGACGGTAGATTACCATCTGGATAGTCAGAGAAGTTGATGTTAATGCCGACACCGGAGTTGTCTTCAGCATTGCTACCACTGCTCAATGCCTGAAGCTGTGCGGTGTGGTTCAGCACGTCGTTGTAAATCTTATCGAGACCGCCGCGTGCTTGATCAGGTATGTTGCCGAGAAGACCTGTGTATCCTGAGCCACCGATCAAGCCATTGTAAATGTGATCGGAGATTGCCTGCAAGTCTGGCGAGTTACCAACGCGCGTGACTTCTTTAACAACGATCCGATCCCAGTAGAATGTATCACCGACTGGGACGTCGCTGTTGACGAGCACGTATGGAATGATGCCATCATATCCTGCTGGGACAGTGAAAAACCCCGCGTACGTTGTCCAAGTATTCTTTGCAGGCGGTGCTCCAAGATACGGCTGGAAAATATAAGTAAAAGCGTTAACGCCAGTTGAATCCCACGCAGATGAAATAACACCGATGGAACCGCCACCGACATTCGTTGACTTCGGGAAGATACTTGCTTCAAGATAATACTGCGCGCCGGGACGAACCATATACACGCCGCCCTGACCAGGACCCCCACTCGCTGTCAACGAAACAGCCTTGAGTGTGCCGTCGGCGATTTGCTTGTAGCTTGTTGTACCGGTGAGCTTTTGTTCCGTCGATACTGCGCCCGGCTCATACAGCCACACGTCAGGGTTATCGAATCCCGGGTCAACGCACAGGTTCGCACCAGCTAATGCTTTAGAGTTGACGATAGACTTGAGCGCACGGTTCGTCAGATCTGTAGTCAGGTTCGTCACCATGTTCTGTGCGAACGAACCGCTCGTAATCTTGCTGGCATCAAGTACGCCCACATTAGCAGCAGGCCACAAGGCGCTGGGCATCCAAGTTTGATCAAGAGTTTTTGGAACGTTAGCCTTGCCAATTGAAGCGAGAATGTTTGTGCCGTTATACAACTGCTGAATGATGGCAACAAGATCAGGCGACATTGAAGTCGGGAATGTACCCGAAGTAATCTTGGTAGCATCGAGTCCGGGGATTTGTCCGGTAGCTAAAGTGCCAGTGACAATCGCTGCGGCAATGGATGTGATGTTGACCATGCTCTGTGCGAATTGACCACTGCCAATCTTAGAAGCATCGAGTGATGGAATCTGCGTCGCGGTAAACGTGCCGTTGACTATACTCGCTGCAATACTGGTGATGCTCAACTGTGACTGTGGGAAGATACCAGTGTTGACCTTCGAAGCATCGAGCGATCCGATTTGTGCTGCCGGAAATACGCCAGTCACTATGCTCGAGGCAATGTTCCTGATATCCACCATGGACTGTGCGAATATACCGGAACTAATCTTAGATGCATCAAGCGAAGGAATCTGTCCAGTCGTGAACACTCCTGTCACAATACCAGCTGCAATGGAAACGATGTTGAGCATCGACTGTGGGAACTGACCGCTCGTGATCTTGGAAGCATCAAGCGCTGGAATGTTCGTACCCGGTACCACACCGCTAACGAGTGGCGCAAGCAAATTCTGAGGGTGGAGCATGTCGATGATGAATTGTTCCACCGATGCGCCCGCATCGAATATCGCGTCATTTAGTGGAGGGAGCCCCAGCATCGCGTGTAGGTTGTCAGACCAATTCTCCAGGTCGTCAGTCGTGCCATCGACGATGCCGGTGATCGCTTCAATGATGGCTGTAGGATCACCAGCGATGATCGCAGCACCAAGATCAGAAAGTTCCTGCTCGAGTCCTTCGATCTGACTTTGCGGAAACAGACCAGACGTAATCTTCGAAGCATCGAGCCCAGGAATTTGTGACGCCAACCACGAAGTGATATTCATGGCAGTGTGGACGATGAGGTCAACGAGCGCATTGAGATAATCGTCTGTAGTTTCAGGCGGCGGATCAAAGCCCAACAGTTTCCAGAACTCGTCACCCGTAACTTGGAACAACTTCAGGATGCTAGTGCCGACACCTTTGAACAAGTCATCACTGGCTAACCCACCGAACGCCAACTGCCGTGTGGGATCTTTGTCCAGTACTACTTGCTTGGACCCATCATAAGCCTTGGGCATTAGAGTGGCACCACCAAAATTCCTAGCTGCGCGTTTTGCTTAGCGAAGTTGTAAACTCCCGTGATGCCGTCGTTGTACAGGTTCACGTACAGCGTTCCTTCGGTCCCTGTATGATTCGCTGGCACTCTACCGATCAACCCTTCAGGCGTTATCGCATCGCTCGAGAAAGCCGCACTGCTAGCATGCGGTGTAATCGTTGTCCACGTAGAGTTGTTACCGAAACCACGTGCAACGAGCTGTCCAGCTTGCGGATCGTTGAGCCGTACTTCAGCACCGATGATGAGTGGATCAGTGTCGATCTCCAAGCCGGACGCTCGGATATGTCCGACGACCCAAGGCACCCAGTCATAATCCTGCGGCGGAATTGCGAACGTGCATATCGTCTGCCTTTGCGACAAGCCTGAGAAATTGACGAACTGGCCTTCCGGCACAGTATACATCTTGCACAAGCGAAGGTTGACTGATTCCGGATGCCACTTCTGATCAGCCTCATGCCACGCGGGTACTTGAAGTTCAGTCGGCGGAATCGTGTTATTGTAGTCCGTCGCTGCACGAATAGCAGCAGCAGGACCATCAGCACCACGAGGCGCTGCGATCTTGAAGTGCCACTGTGGATTCTCAGATGTACCCGAGACGTCAATCGTAGACGGCGGACGATTTACATCCATCCATGGAATGTCCTCGATGGTCGGGTCAATGTCTGGCGTCAAACCAGTGAGACCCTTGGTGCCCATCATGAATGGATAGAATGCGTTGCCGCTCCAGACGTAGACCTGATTACCGATCCAGTATCCGTAGCCTTCTTCAGCCGGTGTCAATGCCGGCGGACCCGTTGCTCCACCAGGCAAGTCTGACGGCGTGTCCATTTGATCACTGTCTGTCCACTGCATCTTGACAGGCGAAGCATTCTTGCCAGGAATACCTTGCGGACCAATGAGCACGTCCATACTGAGGACGGCTTGGTCACCGAGAATCTCGAGCGTTGCGACCACACCATTGGGTGAGTCGAGGTCAGTGACGTGCCCAAAGAATGATGTGTTAGTGATCGCATCACCGAGATGGACTTCGTCTCCAACTTCTACAGTTGCTGTAGGCATTTAGTATTCACCTTCCTCAAGGAACGTTTGACGGACAAAGGGCTTGACGTGCCAACCTTCTTCATTGGGTTTCTCCTCGATATCTGTGCGAAACGCAAGCGGGAGTTCGCCTTGTTTCGCATGTCCAGGATCGACCCAACGTATCGCGTCTTCTGCCACACCAGCCGTCGGTGGTAGCTTCTCACGCACACGTTGAACTTTCTCTGGGTCTTTTCGCCATCCACACATCGCGAGGTGATACGCAATCAGCGGTGAGAAGTATCGAATGTCGATGACGTCTCCGCTTGCATCGCTTGGGTAGATGAGGTCGTTGGCCAGAGCGTACATCGCTTTCACTGTATCCTGCGCCAACTCTTGCTTATCACCTTGGCTGATTGACTTTAGCCGCAGTGTATTCTTCATGCCTTCGATATCGACTTCGCTAGGCATCTGTGGTACGACAGCCATTAGAACGTAGTTCCTCCACTTCCCATCACCATACCGAGAACACTCCATGCGGCTTGCACAGAACGTAGCGCACGAGCAACGGGATCTTCTTGATCGGATGCTGTGCCAATTGAGAGTTCATACTTCAGCGGAGACGACACGTCGTACGAGCCCTTGATGCCCGAGCACTGATCGACGTAGATGATTTCCGCAAGCTCGAAGCCGAGTCGATCACCCAACTCAAAGTCATCGTACACGAACCACGGATGGCCATTGATGATGCCAACCTGTGTGGCAATGTACGGTCGAGTCTTCCACAGCCCTGCGCGAATGTCAACGAGACCTGAGACAGTGTACGCTGTGCCCGAGCCTTGTTCCATGTGCTCGAGGAATGCAGCGGCACCGTTCTGTATGACGCGACGTGGATCTGTCCATCGCTCGAACGCGAGCACCGTGTCATCGAACTGACCCTGGTAGACGTTGTCCAAACCTTCAGCGCCGTATTCTTCGTATGCGCCAAGACCGTAGTTGATGACTTGAGCTAATTGTGATAAACCATAGCGTATGCCGAACGTGATGGCTTGGTTGACCCACTGTGGGGACTTGCCACCAATCATGATAGTTCGTGCTTTAGCTTTATGAATTACTCGGTCAGCCTCAACTATCCCTGAGTAGTGTCCATCCCGGAATATGATCTTGGGTTTCTCGGGTGCGACGAGTAGCCACTTACGGAACAGCGGATCAGTCACGCCGTCGTAGTCAGCGTCAACGGGGAAGACGAGTTCAGTGATGAAGTCATCAGCCGTAGCAGCGAAGAGATTGAGGATGCCGTCTACTAGAGTACCAGTCGGACCAGTAACGCCAGACTTATCAAGTACAGCCAAAACAATGCAGTTACGAGTTGGTCGTGCAGCGGTTTGTCCGATGAGATCAGCAAGCTCAACATGCGGTGTATCCTCGTCTTCGGTCAGGAACACATACGGCTTGATGAAGCATCCGGCATCCTTGAGCAGTGGATCAGTCAGTGTTTGTGCATCGGTCCAACGTGCGCAGACGAACGTGAACCTACTCTGATCTATGACAGGATTGACGAACGCCATCTGCACTGGCCAACTCATTGGATTGATGTTCGTCAGTTCAGTCGACAGCCAATGAATCGGGTTCAGCAGATTAGTCGGGATCGCCAGGAATGGCTCGTACTGCCGTGCAAGATTAAGGATCGCGGTGTACGTGATACACGTCCGCGTATTCGCGGGGAAGATGAACACCTTCGGATACTGGAACTCAGGCAGCAGCACAGGGTTCGCGCCGAACAGAATGTGGCGCCAGTGTTCCCAGTTCGATATGACCTCGAGGTCAATTTCGTGGATGCCTTCAGACGTACGCTTGATGTGAATCTCTGTGACCTTGCCGCCCCAGCGTGTACGCCAACTACGCTTCGTCGGACGCGGGTCGATGATGATGTGTAGGTCTTCTTGTATGTTGACTTCTTTGACTATCCAGTCAGCCAGCCAGTTGTTGCGCTTCAGAGTAATCGTCGCTGTGCCACCAGCGTACATCAATTCTTCCCAGTTGACAGACTTCTCAGCCGCAATGCGACCAATGAAGTTCATGTCCTTGTCCATGAGTCGAACCAGCGGACGCTGCTTAGCAGACTGCTTGATTACCTGATTGCGTTTGTAGACATAGTTGTATGCTTGACGCGGATTCTCAGCATGGGTAGGCCGCTTGCCACCCGCACCGATGACTGCCTGCTGATAGAGTGGATTGTGATTGTCGATGAAGTCTTGTAGCACATCCTTGACGACGAACCCGCCTTTGTATGTGCCATTCTTAATTTCATCAATCGTCTGATTGCTCATGACCACCCCGTCTCATATGCCTGAGGCATGATGCACGTTACTGCAGCATTGGGCTGATCATGCGTGACTCGAATGTTCGCAACAGTATATGGAGGAATCGGCGACATGAACACAGTCGGTTCTGTCCACCGCATCCAGATCGGTTCACCTTGATCGGCAATGTCGTGCAGGAAGAACTCAGCCAATGCTGCTTGACGAATGAAGCGATAGAATGCATTGTCTACAGGATCGTTCGCACCGACGACAGTGCGCTCGTTCGGGTCTGTCTGCACCATCATATATCCATCTGATGCATACACCGGCGGCATCTCGACCATACGATCAGTCATGCCGTCTTGAATGAAACACTTACCAGGATCAACGAGGAATGATGCCCATGCTTCAGCAGTGCCACGATTCGCAATCGTAAAGACGTGATCTCCTTTAGCGTGCATGGTCACACGGTCGATAGTGTTGATCCATGTTTGGCTGAATGATGGCTTGTGGTAATACGGATCACACGCTACGAACTTCAAGTCATACTTCTGACCATTGTTGCCGAACGCTGCAGGATCCATGTCGAACGTCGTATCCATCGGCGACAGCACAACCTTGCACCAGCGCCAACCAGTCCAGCGAGTATAAACACCGAGCCAGCCGTTCTCAGTACGTGACCATGCTTTCCACCACTTCGCTTCGACCATACGATACTTGTTGGCATTGCTATACTGCAAACGATCCTGTGAGTTCGAGTTCGGATTGATGATGATGCCGATGGAGAATTCACGCTTCTTGATATCCACACGCTCGAGTTCAGCACCGGGCATGTATGGACCCTCAGAAAACAACTGTACGAATGGCAACTGTTGAAATCCCGCAGCGACGTCTTGCATCACCACACCCTGCCGGCCTTTGAGAGGTCCGTGCAAATCCCACCATGATTGATCAGGACCGACGTACACGACTTTCGTCTCGACGCTCTTGAGCGCTGGGTGTAACCAATCCCAGCTAGAGTTCTTCTGCCACTGTGGGAACTGTGGAATCTGTGGTGCGAAGATGTCATAACCCTGATGAGTCTTCCACTTGCTGAGATCAGGGTATGGGTATTGAATGAGCGGAGTATTCAATGTCGGACTACTCATGTCTAGCCTCCGTCATTCGGTGGAGTATAACGACGCGCCTGCTGTCGCTGTGGTTCAGTCACGCTTGCTGCTACTTGTTCTTGAGTCATGCCCGCATTTTCTATGTTAACGTTCATGGAGTTGTCTACGCCCGGACCAGGCTCATTGCCCGTACCTTGATGCTTTTGTTCTTCTGGGAACTGTACGCCGAGCACATCACCGATACCAGTAAGCGCACCAATGCCCATGTCGCCACCACCCGGAGCACCAGTTCCACCAGCACCACCTTGTGCTTGACCAGTCCACGGATTGTCAGGTCCTTGCTTAGGATTACCGTTCTCATCAACCCAGTCTGTACCTGCGAACTTCGCCAAGCCCATACCGTAATTGAACAGCGCCATACCTGACTTGACTGATGGCCATTCAAACGGATTGTCGAGCACGGATCCATCTAGGCCGATAGTCTCAAACATGCCTTCAACGAACATCTTACCAAGTGATTTGGTATCAAGATCTGCACCTTGTTTCTTGCCAGTGGATTTGGCTCCGCTTTCTGCTTTGTCTCCCTTGTCCTTAACGAACTTACCTTGCTTCGCAGTCTCGAGGTCATCCTTCGCATCTTGCACTTCGCGTGTCAGCTTATCGACTTGATCCTGCGCAGCTTGAATCGTTGAGTCCTTAACCTTCTCACCAGCAGCACGCTTGTCTGTGTATTCCTTCAAGCGCTGGTTCGCAACGTCGAGTCGGTTCTGTGTATCAGTGACCTTCTCTTCTGCTTCACGAACCTTCTTTTCATCGACCTCGTAATGACCACCAGCATTTGTATAGGACGAAGTAGCAGCACTTGCATACAGTCCTTCAGCGCGACCCTTCTGCGATTGAATCTCGCCCATGTAACCAGTACGTGCGCCCGGAGACGTAGACGATTTACCTTGCTGCAGTGTGAATATCTTTTCCCAGATATCACCACCAGGTCCGCCGAGTCGTTCGAAGAATCCACCTACTTGACCTGCCGGAGATTCACGCTGTGGATACGACTTGTCCTGTTGGAAGATACCTTTCCATGCACCGCCGCCACCAACTGCTTTAGGATCAAGACCGGATTCCTGCAGTGCTGTGGAAAGAATAGCAATCGTTTCTTCCTTGCTGAACCCACGCTTCTGAGCTTCAGCAATGATCGCCGCTGCAACTTCATCAGGCGACGACGAACTCGTCAACTCGCTTATGTCTGGACCAGCCGCACCACGAACACCTCCGCTAACCGGACCGACTGCATGTTCGGCTGCGAGGTGAATGTGATTGCCGTGATCTCTCATCGTCGCTTCGCCGTATATCGCACGCGCCGCTGCACCTTCAGCACGTTGGCCGCCGACGTTATACCACACGTACTTCGGGTCGTCGTGGATGATCATCACCAAGTCATCACGCATCGCCCATGCAGCACGCAGGTTCGCATCTGATGGGTCAATGTCGATAGCCTTCTTCTTCGGGTGATATCCCCCGTCCATTGCGTGATCAGTATAGCCACTCGTCAGCACCGCTCGAGGATTAGTTTCACGGATCGCTTCGAGAATTGACTGATTAACAGTACCGCCACCAAGACGCGACTTCTCTTCATCAGTGACCACACCGCCACCAGCGAATCCTCGTACAGACTTCATGAAGGTAGACGCGTAAGGCACCTGCATAAATCCACCCGTACGGTATCCTTCAATACGCTTGCCCTTCCAACCCTTCGGCGGATGCTTCTTCAACCAGTCTTGCATCCAGGGCGGTTGAAGTTCTGGGAACAAAATATCATCAGGATTGATCGGTCGATCCCACCATCCAGCATCAGGTGGACCGAATGTGCCGCTCCAATCAGGTAGGTGTGGACCAGGCAGATGACCAGTAAGATCAGGCACACCACCCGGACGTGTCTTGTCAACTGGACCAACAGGTTGTGGTGGCCAAATGATCGCACCTGTCGGCAAGCGTCCGCCACCAGCCATACCAAGCAGTGTATTGAATAGCGCCATACCCATTGGAGTCTTCAGTGGTGCTGCCGGCACAACACCTTCGCCGTTCGATACACGCGCCGTCGGTACACCACTGCTATTGGTCGCTAGGATCGAGTCTGACGTGCCAGTACCCGGCCCTCGCAGGATACCGCCGGTGCGCAACCCTTGGAGCGTCTTACCCCAGTCATGGACGTCAGAAATGAAATCAATCTTAACGCCGAGAACAGTGTCAGGAATACCAACGAGGAAGTTACCAAGACCGTGCAGTGGAATCTTCAGTATGTTCCACAGCCCATCCCACACGTCCTTGACAGCACTACCGACTGTCTTGGCAACATCACCGAAGGCATTGAATCCAGCTTTAGCAACATCGCCTAGCTTGCTGAATGCTGCACCGATGGTATCAAAGATCGGCGACATGAAGTCCCAAGCAGCAGAGATAGCATTCTTAATGAACTCCCATGCTGGCTGAATATACACATCCCAAAGCGCCATTGCAATCGGTCCGAGAACTCTCATCGCCGCTTCGAACAGCTGGAACGGAAGCTTGATGATATCCCATGCTACGCTGATGGCATTACTGATGCCTTCGAATGCGGGCACGATGATGTTCTGCCACAACCATGTGCAAGTTTCGCCGATGGCGGTAAAGATAGTTTTAATAACGTTCCAGACAGTTTCCAGTACTGTCTTGATCGTAGGCCATGCAGCATTCCACTGCTCCACCAGCCAATGCACTGCTACCATGATCTTATCGAAGGCTACCTTGATGCCTTCCCATAGCGCATTGACGAAGTTGCGGAATCCTTCATTGTGCTGATACAACAGAACCAATGCAGCGATCACAGCAGCAATGGCAATGATGATAAGCGAGATTGGGTTCGCATTCAACGCAGCATCCAACAGCCACATCGCAGCCGTCTGTGCCAATGTCGCAATCTTCCATGCGCCGAATGCAACAGCGCAGAGACCAACAGTGATGGCGACATATTCAAGCACGCCGCCGAACACCTTGAGACTTGTGCTACTGCCGGTGATCCACTCAGTGAATCCGCTCAACCCTTCAGCCACACCAGTGGCAATCGTCGTCAGCGGACCCTTGACCATATCGTAGATCGCAAGCGACAGCCCTTCGAATGAGTTCTTGACCTTCTCGACTGCACCGGGCAAGCCTTGCATACGAGATTCAGCCACACGCTGAGCAGTGCCTTGCTCGACGACTGCATCGCGCATTTCTTTCCATGCGTCAGCAGTACCAGTAGCAGCCACACCAGCAATACGGATTGCGTCTGTACCGAACAGTGTGGCAGATGCACCAGCGTAATCAGCTTGTGTCATACGACCACGTGCAGCATTCAACTGTTCCATGATCGACTGCATACCGACGAAGTTGCCGTTAGCATCGTTGACTGTCAGGCCGAGTTCGTGGATTGCTTCTTGAGCAGGCTTGCCTTGATCGGTCAAACCGGCGAGCATTGTTTTGAGCAGCGTGCCAGCGTCAGAACCACGGATACCGTTCTTCGCTAGCAGCGCCATTGTCGCAGCAGTATCTTCCATTGACAGACCGAAGATGCCGCCAACTGTGGCAGCCTGTTGGAATGCGAGGGCAATGTCGTTGATCGGTGCGCCAGACTTCAGGAATACGTTGGTCAGCAAGTCAACTGCTTTAGTGGCATCTTCAGCAGGACGATGGAATGAGTTCAGTGTGGTAGCAACGATCTTGCCAGAATCAGATGCTTCAATATTAGTTGCAGTTGCAAGTTGTAGCGATCCGCGTGCAGCAGACATAGCTTGGTCTACATTGAATCCTGCCTGCGTCATTGCGAGCATCGCCGCTGCAGCATCGTTCGCGGACGTCGCAGGAAGCGACATGTCACGACCGAGCGCGCGAGCAGTATCGCTCATCGCGGTCATCTGATCATTGTTAGCCTTAGTCGTAGCACCAAGCAGATGCAGCGTATCATCAAACTCCATGCCTGTGGTAACGAGATACTTCATGCCACCGAAGATAGCACCACCAGCAGTAAAGATCAAAGAGTAACGAATCATCTGTTGAATAGCGCCGACCATACGCCCATGAGTCTTATCCGCTGCTTGACTCATTGTGTTCCAGCTAGACGTTGCATTCTGCAAACTGCTCTGCATCCTGCTAACGTGACTGGAGATATTGAACATCTTAGCGAAGCTTGATTGCGTCTGAGAAGCACCAGAAGCCACACCAGCCGCGACACCGGCAGCAGCTTTCTTACCCGCCGTTGTACCAGCAGCCTGAGCAACAGGACTAGATGCTATTGCTTGATTTACCCCAGTCAACATACTCTGGCCGTATTGCTGACCAGCAGTTTGCGCAGTGCCTTTGAGCGCTGATGTTAACGGAGTGACGGGCGTTTGAAGTTCAACTGGTACTTTGATCGCTTTGGGCTTAGTCTTTTCAGCCTCGGCGATACCACGATTGACAGCAGTTTTGTCTACCTGAATCTCAAGCTTGAGTGGCTTGAGCTTTGTCTTGGAGACGTCAGTAATGGACTTGTTGAGGCTCGTACGATCAATCGCTACCGGAAGCTTAATCGCTTTCGGCTTAAGTTTCTGTATCGCCTCGTTGAGTTGTTTGGTCTCGAATTTAACAGGAATAACTAACGGCTTGACTTTCGCCTTAGTAACCGCTGCATTAATACCCGCTGCTAGCTTCGAGGCATCAGGAAGGATGGAGATCCATTCCTGTGCAAGTTCAGCCATTGCGTTCCCGCTCTTCTGCCTGTCGGCGTATGAATTCTTCTATGGAAACGACGTTCGGTGGTAGCCCCATGCCATTGTATGGCACATCTGGCCGCTTCTCCACACCGGGGCGAGGAACACGCTCAGGGCGATTACGTGGAGGATCTGCGTGAGCATCCTTCGTTTTCATCCATATCTGCGTGTTCAACCGATCTAGCATCGTACACAGGAGATGTTCGGTAAGACCATATTCTTGGTTCACCGCGCGATACATTGCAGACCCCGGCGGTGAGGCTGAGACAAGAGCCCACCAATCGCCCCACGGCAGACTAGCAGTTTCGAGGCTCAGCCCCATCGACAGGAGATCCCAACGCAGCGCACTCTCGTGCTTACGCGCTAAGTGGATAACGGCACAGATTTTTCCACTTCGAGCCCTGCGTCCTTTGCCCACCCTTCGAGGAACTCGGAGACTGTGCCTTCTGTGTGCATCGTACGCAAAGCTTCATACGTCACCCGCAGCGCATACTCCGGGCTCTTCGCGTACTGGTTGATCAAGTCGCGCATCAACCCCACGAGCATTTCCTGGTCCGATTTCTCCAGCAGCATCATGCCGAAGATTTCGCCTTCACCGGGTTGCTCGAAACGTGGCAAGCAGACCATGTGATTGTCTTCGCTCACGTAGCGATACAGCTTGACCTTGGCTGGGTAGATCGTACGCCAGTCGAAGTCAATGTCGCCGGGGATATCTGACACCCGCTTCGACGGTGCTGTCGACTTACGACGTGACGCCGCTGCCTTCGTTGCTACCGCCTTCGTGGGTGCGCGACCATTTCTAGTAGTTGTCGCCATTCTTCGCTCTCTTTCATCCTGGCTTCCTGGCTGAAGCCGAGTCGGGTCCGCATAGCCAGGTGATACGAACCCGACCCGGAGTACCTTCGCTTCAGCTTACGGACCGACGTGTACGCCGTCGTCCGTGTACCGATAGGCAACATTGCCTGTGTCGTCGGGGAACAACTCGATGGTCAAATCGAGCGCCGACAGTGCTGTGTGAACCAGCACAAGATCACCGATCTGTGTGGGCCGAGCGTACGGCGCGACCTCGCGCACCTTCTTCTCAGCGTAGTACGAGTCGATGACGAAGATGCCGAGATCCAGCATCGCGCTGTTCTGCTTGATCGCCAATTGTGCACCAGCAGTAGGCGAGCCCGGCGTCGCTGCAACGTTGGCATCACCATATGCCACAGCAGCAGCAGTTGCGTTGAGAAGCTGGTACAACTTGAACTTCCAGCTGATCCCGAACGACTTCTGCAGGTATGCGATCTTGTCGCCGCCCCATGCGATCACAGGATCACCAGCACGATCTGTGGTCACAGTGACGCCATCTTCGGATACGAACCCGAGGGGAATCGCCGCAGCCGGCAGTGCTGTAACCGCATCAGTTGGCAGCTGAGTTCCCAGAGGCATCCAGTAGATACCGCCGTAAACGTTGATGCCGATGGGCGAGCCGGCGAAGATTTCCTTCACATCACCAGCTGCTGTCTGAGCGCCAGCCAGTGGTTGAATCGAACCCACGTTGCCGCCTGATGCGACCTGCGGATCAACACCGCCTTGCTGAGGCTGTGCGCCACGCGTCGTTTCTACGTCGCCTTGTTCCTTCGGAGAGGCCATGTCAGTACTCCTTAATAGAGGATGGATATATGAACCATTGGGATGCAATCCGGTACACCGCTGCGTCCGGAACGTCGGTATCTCCGACATTTTCTGGACCGGATATGTGTCTTGCTAACATCACTTGCCCACTGGTATTCATATGGGGACCTGGCACTCCCGAACGACCAGCCGCATTCGTCATCCAACTCATGACTTTGAATGCGATTACTTCTGCTGTTGGACCGATACCAGCCGTAACCGGCACCAGCCCATATTGATGAACCATCGTGACTATCTGACACGCCCACACCACCGGGTTGACCATTGGTCCCCCGTCAATGTAGAAGCGTATGAATGACGATGGTCTCTTTCTGGGGATACGTGTGTGCACCGACCACAAGTCTGGATCAATATCTGTATCCATTGCGATCCTGTGGATGAGGTATTCACGCACCATTGTTTCTGCTGGCGGGAACTCAACGAACTGCTGGGTGTACTGCGGCTGAGTCAAAATCCACCTGCATTCCTTGCCACGACACGTAACAGGGATGAACTCTTCGTCTCATGACGCCGTGCAGCGTTCGTCGATGTTCTCACTTGACCGCTGAGGCGATCGTGGAACTCGCGAATTGCCCAATCGTAGGGTGGACGGTTCGCATGAGATTGAGCCTTGTTCAGCCCGGTTCCTGCTGTGGCATAAAAGTCACTACTCGCCTCTGCCGCTTGCGCACGGCAGTGACGCGTAATGATACGACGCATTCCTTCTTGCTTACGTATCCGATTGAACTCCTGAATGTTCCAAACTTGCCGCGTGATTTCAACCATTAGCCCTCCGTCAATACGAGATGCACGACGGTTCCTGGTGCGAATCCAAACGGACCATGAAGGTATTGAGCCGGTTCACCGTCCATGATTCGGTACTTTGGCAGCGTGTCATCTATGCCTAATTGAATGAGGTCTTTGGTTTTGCCCGGGAAATCAGGGTACACATACAAGCTCACCGTCTCTGCGACTCGCTCTTGTGCATCTTGAAGAAAGGGCTCGTTGGAGTCAGGTGCTCCCCAACCATAGACACCCACACCATCAGGGTCGGCGTCCTCCCAATCATCTATATCATTCCCGTGCGCATCCTGTGGAGCAGGATCTATGAGTGGATATAGCAGCACAAACTGCTCAATGTACCGCGCCATCATCCACCCACCCAGATAGTGGTAGCTCCTCTTCTGACCACTCACCAGGCGGTCCATTCAGACATGCATCGCCGTTGACCACAACTCCAGTCAGCGGTGCGTAGGTCATATGGTCGACCGGAAGCGTGTCAATTTCAAAAGCCGCCCCTCGAGTACGCTTCCCACATAACTTCTGCAATGCATTGATCTCTGATGGGTAAAAAACACCTCCACCTTGTGGTACGCCACCTGTTTCCCAGGTGACCTGGAATGGTCCTGCGACATCTTGCTTGTGCACACCCGCTCGGCGTTCGATTACCGGCCGGACGATGGCGATCACCACCGGCATTTTATCGAAATCCTCATCGGCGATACACGGCGCAATCTCTAAGACCATTGCCCATACGTCGTCAATATCCTGTTGGACGTTGCTCGCGTTCCACGCAGGCACCCGGCCCTTAAAATCTTCCGGTGTGAACGGCGCAGGCGGAGCAACTGGTTCGGGATCGGTCATCCGACCTTCTTTCGCGCTGGACGCTTCCGCCTCACTGGTCGCTCATCGACATCCAGGTCGTCTTCCTCGGGCACGAGTACTGCTGTTCGAGTCCGCCTGGCTACAGGTGGCTCAGGTTCGTCTCCGTTCGCGGGCACAAACCCACAATTACGAAGAGCTTGAAGAGCATTCGGGTCCGTGTTGTGAACTCGTAGCTCCTCGCCTGTTGCATTGACCCAGACCTGCATGATTCCTCCTACGGGGTGAGATCCGGCGTGATTACACCGGCCGGGAACAACTTGCTTCGATCAGCCTCGAGACGGTTCGCCGGCATGGCAACGGAGTACCCGACGCGCATCACAACGCGCAGAGCCTTCGTGTCCTGCTGCATCAGGTTGATCACGATCTTGCCGGTGTCATCCGAGATAACGCCTTCGGAGAACATCGAGAACGTGATATCCTGACGGATACCGACGACGACGCGAGACCAGTCAGCGGTCACCATTTCGGCGGCAGTGTCATCCCACACGCCAGTGGTGACCTCGTTGAGCGGATAGCCGTAGAAACCAGAAGCCGGCGCCTTCGACAGATCGGTACTCAGCGGCGGCGTGTAGATCGGGTTGCCGTTGTTGCGGAGTCCGATCAACGACCACTGCAGACCGGGCCGAGAAATGAACCCGTTGATCGCGAGTCCCTTCTTCGCCATGATCTCACCGAGCTGGGCAACATCGACACCGAGGTCGTCACCCGTTCCAGCCGCAACGGTATTACCCGCAGCGATGGCACCGGGAACGAGGGCAGCCGGCCATGCAGCAGGCTTGTCCACACCGAAGAGGATTGCCTCGTCGATCTTCTTGCCCAGTGCTTCGACGAGCAACGGACGTACCGATGCCCACAATGGGATGTTGGCGTCGTCGATCAGCGCATCGGGAATCGGCACGATCACGGCCAGCTCTTCAGCCGTCATCGTCACCTTGTCCCACGTGATGCGTGTGGTCTGCTTCAGACCCTGCGTCGAATCCGACACCGCTGGGGTGTGCGGTTCTCCGTTGACCCAGTAGGCATCAGGCAGCGATGCGAGCACCGGCTGCTTCATGCTCCGCGAGGACATGCGGATCTGTCGTGCGCGAGCGAGAATCGTCGATGACACCGGCGCCGATTGCAGCACCTCATTGACGACCTGATCGGGCAGGAAGATATCGGTGGCGTTTCCAAACGCCTGCCGATCTTGTACTTGCTGGTATCCGGCCATGTTAATGGACCTTCTTTCTATGGAATTCTCCCGGTCATGGCGTTACGTAGCCAGTCACCTTGCGGTTCCTGTTGTGCTCCGTTATGACCTTGAGCGGGATTATATGCGGGTGGACGCGGGCCAGTTGCCTGACCCAGGTATGCCTTCAATCGTTCAGCAGACTCCTCAATTTCTTCCCGAGTGTTGCCGACGAGCAGCGACGGGTCCAAGGCAATTGGTAGCCCTTCAGACTTTTCCTTCGCAATGTCGCCGATCAGCTTCGAACGTTCCTTTTCCTGACGGAGAGCATCCCGCTCTCGTTCCGCCTGTTCACGAGCCGTTCGCTCCCGAGTAACCTCGTCCATGGATTCGGTCTCGTGGCTGTCCCACTTGGAGGCCTTTTCCTTGAGCGCAGAGTAGTCGGAATACTTCGCTGCTTCAGCGCGCGCCGCTTGTGCCGCACGAGCCGAAAACATCCGATCAAGTTCTTCCTGCGACCTGATCGTCATGGGCGTAAATTGAGAGGACGATTGCTGTTGGCCGGTATCTCCACCAGACTGTCCAGAATCATCCTGTTGCTGACCTGCATCTACAGACATCATATCTCCTTATCAGTGGCCGTCCATTACCGCGGGACGTTCGCGTAAAATTCGTTAGCCGTTGTACTTCAAACGCGGCAGTGTGGGTGAGGTCAACACTACGGCTGTTGCGTCGACCGGAGCAGAGAACGCGAAGTTCTCAATTTCGTATACCACACCGCTAAAGGTTGTATCGTAGAACTTGACGTCATAGATCAGTTCGCCGTCCATCACGTCGGGATTGGACGACAGTGCGAGTCGAGGATCATTGGAGACCAGTTCGATCACCGGCGGGAAGCCAGTCACCTGCGAGCACAAACGTCCGCCATGGATGTGTGCGCCGAGCGGAGTAACAGACACGGCTGTAGGTCGTTTTACACTGCCATCCCCCGCGGGTGACAGATCGAACTGATCGACGTACGCGACGAATCCATGAGGTAGTCGCGGAGTGAACAGCACGTGCCCATAAACGATGCCTCGGATGATATCCGTTGAAGCATCGCCAGGACGCGGTTCATCCTGACTACTCCAGTCCCCAGTCACTGGGAACGTGAGGAGCGAAGTAGCGGTCATGGCACCACCGTAGTCGTTACCGTTTCAGACGGCGATGACGTAGGAACTGGAACTGAAGTGGGCGACAGCGAAGTCGACGGAACTTGCGTCGTTGTCGTCTGCGTTTGCGTCTCGGGCTTGCAGACGTAATCGGTCGACGGATCGCAGTTCGCCGGCGCGAAGTCCTGAGACGTGTGAACAATCGCCAGAATGAGCGCCACGAGTCCGATCAATCCCGCGATGGCTGCGAGGATCGTTGCGACTCCTGCTGCCTTGCGAGCCCTCTCGTCGTGCACCTCGGTATCGAATGGGCCTACCGGGCGTCGCGGTTCATCAGGATCCTTCGGGTAATGCGTCATGATTTCTCCTTTTGTTTTTCCTAGGTGAAGACCCGGTTCCGGATGCGCACACACATACACATTCTTTCCGGAGACCGGGTCTTCGTTGCGACAATTACGCGGTGCGGCGAAAGGGCGCACACGAAACGCGAAATTCCGCAGCGCGTGTTGTCACAATGTCATTATGCACTTGCTAGCCCGGTATTGTCAACTTGCTTGAGCAATTGACCCCAGGCGTTAACCACGTCGTCAACTGTACCGGACGCTGACATTGTCCGTGCGCGTTCGTATTCACGTTCCCACGCGCGATGATGTTTCGGACGTTCTCGCGTCATCCCAGGACGCAAGACGGCAACATCACACGTGCACCCGTAATGCGACGCACACGACAAATGATCAGACTTATAGATCTTCGGCTTTACGGTTAGCAGGCGGCACCACGGGCACGTATCTTCTTTCGGTTCCCTGAACCACTTGCCGCCTTCACGCTTGACGTTCTGAATCAACGTCTCGCGTGCCGTGTCATGAATTGCTTTGACACCAGCTGACTTCATCAACTCCAGTGCGGCATCTTGACCGGTCGCCCACCAAGCTGTACCGGTGAGTCGTTTGGCCAAGTCGGGAACTTCGTACACATCGGACTCGAAGTCGGACTCGAGGTTCAGCGCGTCGTAGTATGTTTGTGCCGCGACTGCTGCAGGGAATGACGCAGCCTCAACGATTTCCGGGAGCACCTCCACTAGATCCCGCCGCAGCGGGTACGCGTCCATTGCTGCCCACAAGCCCTGCACCATCACCTCCTCCAGCCTTTGGAGTACCAGGCGGTACTGGTTGTGGTCCATTCAACACCCCTTCAATTAGTGCCTTCGCTTCCGCCTTCTTCTTTTCCTTCGCGAGAATCTTCTTCTCGATCGGTGTGAGGTTGATCCGCTTGTACGTGACCTCGGAGTCGGGAAGCAAGATATTTGTAGACACCAATTTCATTGCGGAGTCTGCGTCTGCCTGTTGGGTCGGAGTTGCTGCGTTTCGCCATTGGCTGTCGACTCTCATCTCGGGTTGCTTGCCGATCAGAGCGGCGAGCTCTCCCACTTCATTCCAACTGCGTCCGAAGCTGGTTTGCCGACGCTCAGTCCGCTTAATGAGTCTAGACTCAAGGGCTCGGATGGCATCGGCGCTCGAGGGATTCTCTGAGAAGAACCCGAGGTATGTAGTAGGAATACCCGCTTCTGCTGCGACGAGTTGAGAGAGACCTTGAACCTGATCCAGATACGGACGGGCAGCAGATGGGTTAAACTGACCCACAGTGGGTAGCTCGTCGTTCTCGTCTCGCTCAAGCGCCCATACCCTTCCCATAACAGCCTGCCAGGGGCTGATTGGGTTTCCCGCTTGATCTGTGAAGGCTTCTTCATTCCCACCGAGAAGGTAACGTTGAGGGCTGTTAAAGAACTCACGGTTCGTCTCCATTCCCATTATCGTGCGGATTGCTATGTCTGTATAGCACCGAATCGCACGAGTAATTTCCGAACGTCCCTCGCGGCGCGAAGCCGTAGGACGATTAATGAAGGGCACGACGGGGACACGACCCAAGTTGTGATCATCCCAGTCGCTGATGAACCACGTGTTACCATACACGCCACTACGGGACAATTGAGTAGTCCGGTTGGGTTCATAGAGTGTCGCAGCGACGAGGTTACCCTCGTTGTTACAGCGGCCTGCGATGACAGCATCGAAGCACCGTTTCTGTACGTTGTAAATCCCGGTAGTCCACATCGTGGATTCAATGGTGATTAGTGGCGTTTTGTTCTTATCGTCGGGGGACCGAGTTCCCACACAAACGAAGCCACATCCGTAGACGAGTGAGTCAAGATGCACGAGCGATGATTCTACCCCAAGTTGGTTCTCCAGGTAAACCTCGTCGTGCCACGACATTGGTTTGTTGGCATTGTCCGAAGAGACCGAGCCGTCAGCGTTCATCCAACCTTGCCATTCGAGGCGCTCGTCGATGACGTCCACAATCGTGCCGGGCCAGCCCATGACAGTGACAATGTCCTTCATCACTGGCGGCACCGAGAACCCACGATTCGCCGGCATGTGCGATGCTTCGTAGAATGACTTGAGAATCTGGTTGATGACCTGATACCTGGCTAACTGGTTTTGCAACTCAGTAATCAGGTCATGCGTCTTAAAACTCAAAGACGGCAACATGATGGGGTAGCTCATCTTAGTACCACCGCGACCTTCCGCCAACGGCGTGACCACTGGCACCAAGGATCCAGAAAACAACGCCGAGGATCAGGAGGAGAGCACCGACGTAATACAGGATGCTAATGCCGAACAGAATTCCGAGAACCAGCAGGATAACACCGAGAACAATCATCCGACTACAACCCTTCCACGAGTCTTGCTTCTACCCACACCGGCAGCGATTGCGTCGGTGCGTGCTCTCCATGCCATGACCAAGGCATAGGCGGCGTCGATCTTGTTTGGCGATTTCGGGAAGGATTTGTAGATCAAAATTCCCGAGGTCGTTTCTCGCTTGCGTGCGTTCAATACGTGACGCGTCAGGTTCGGCGAGCCGTCGTGCGTGAGCTCACCGGCACAAACAGCGATCCTGGTCCTTTCAACCGCATCGACGACCTTGAAATTTCGTCGCTGAGGCCAAAAAGAAATGGGATGCTCACGCGTGGCCTTGACACGCAGTCTCTTTCTAAAAGCCGATTCCCAGCGAGCAACGTGTTCTGTCCAGCCCGAGGGGTCAGCATAGAATCCAACAACTTTAAACCTTTCAAAACACGCACGTACTTCTCTGTCGACTTCGATAGGGGAAGGAAGCCAATCCTTTCCAGATGGTCCAAGTGGCTGTTCCCATACACGCACTTCGAAGGCATACCCATCAGCCACACGAACACCGACGAGTGCCGTCGCGTCAGCTTTTCCTTTCGTTCGTCCCATGGAGCCATCAAACCCCAGTACAATCGGATCGTCGGCGGTGATGACTGGCTTGTCGAGATCAAGTGCCGCTCCCCACTGTATGTGTGTGATCCACTGATCAGCCGCGTGCGTGATCTGATTCAGGAAATCTGTACGACTGTCTTGCTCCTCTTGTGTTGGATCCCAGATGGTTGCAATGAGTCGGTCAAGGTCCACATGGCCAGGGCCGCACGGAGGGTCGTGGATGACGCAACCGTCTGGGTGTGCGGATGAGTCGCCATAAGAGACTCGTAGGCCGTGGATAAGCGAGTCGTAGTCTTCAATATCCGTTTCTGCTGGTGCCTCTCGATGATCCCAAAGAAGGCCTTTGTCGCGCGCACGGCCGTCAAGGATTGAATCGTGAAACGCATTCGACCTCTCAGCAACCGAATCTTCACCAGGGGTAAAAGCGTTCGGCGATTCAAGCGTAGTACCACCGATCTTGGCTGCGTTGGTTCGGATGACGCGAGCGAATTGCACTCCACCATTGCTAGGTATCCATTCTTCCGTTTGATCCAATACTGCGAAGTGAGCACGTGCACCTTTCACGGTACGTGCCGACGACGTTATTGGCATCATACGCCCACGGTTCTCTAAGAGAACGAACGTCTCCATCGGTTCAAGGATGTAGTCGTCGTGGACCGGAGCTTCCTCCCGCAACATCTGCAGAACTGGCTCCCACGTATTACGAGTCTGGTCGTCAGACACGGCGGCAAGGTGAACCCAAGGCGTACGCACTCGACTCCACGGCTTACCAACTGGCTGACCGCTTGCATCCCACCCATCCCACACCGCCGGGCCTAACGCCTCGAAGCATGCTAACGCAGCGAGCAACGGAGATTTCCCGTGCCCACGCGGTCGACCGAACACGCCTCGATTAAAGCGACGCCGGCCGTTTGGATAGAGCGCATACCATTTAAGAATGAAATCTTCTTGTTCCACATATGGAATGAATGGCTCGTAGTCCGCACGGTCCGGCGCCGCCAGGTATGTTGACATCCAGCTTATGGCATGGTAACCGAGAGTGGGTATCTCACCTGGCTCACTCGGTCGCCATGGCATTTACTTATCCTTGGACTCGCGCGTGCCGGCGGACGATTGTGACTGAGTCTTCTCGCGAGATGAGCCGGAATCCTTCTCCCGCTTCTCGCGATCCTTGCGCAGCTGTACGCTCGAGGGAGCTTCGAAGCCACCCTCTTCGCGGTGCTTGTGGTATTCCTCCTGCGCTTCCTCCTCGGACTTCTCCGCAGCCTCCCGCTGCTCTTCCTCGGCCTTCTTTTGCTCCTCGACCGTCTTCTTGTAGGCCTCGGCATCGGACGTGGTCATGCCCGTCTCAGGATCAATGCCTTCTGGTTCGTCGGACTTCTTGGTCATCATGTTCCTTTCCGATTAAACTGACTTCAATGCACCCCTCCGAACATGCACCGCATCCTTACTGTACTGTTGTGCATATTCTTCGGTCTCTTCCGCCTTCTCTGCGGCAACGAACATAATCCTCAACCGCGCACGATCCAGGGGAGTCGCCCCGAATCGGGCCATGCGGGAGCGCAGTTCACCGGCTGCTCGATCACTGAACCCATACCAGTGCTTGGAATGGACAATGGCGGTGTCCAACAGGTCCTGCCAATCTTGCTCAGTGAAGGCCGGCGCGAGGGGTGAATTGCCCCACACGTTCCACCACTTGATTGTTTGCGGATGAAATTCGTAATCCTCGTCCGCGTACACGAATGTATCGGGCAGTGGAGGCTGTTCCACCATCTCCACGTCTACCAGCCGGAGCTCCTGACTGGCCTTCTTCGAATGTGCTCTGGATGCGCGCTGATGCGGCATTTTTAACCCTGACATCTCTACCGCCTTTATTTCCGGGGAACGGCTTCGCCTAATACTACAATATCACACGCATCGAATATCCGCATAACCCCAGATCAGCACCGGTGAGAGGTGGCTGCATAGTGGCTGTGTGAGAGCCGTATTGTGGCAAAAGACGCAAAGCCCCAGAAACCTGGCGCGAGCCTGAAGCACACTCGCGAGCTCGCCTTCGTGTGCGTGCCGCGCGCGGGCGCCGCGGGGGGGGCG